CTATCTCCTTCTCTGCACCCTACTCTCGACGACGCTGAAGATCTGCCTCACCTCCGCGAGGTTGATGACCCTGTCCTTATACATCGGGTTGAGGGAGTGGATTGTGATGAGGTGCTTCTCGACATCGTGCTCTATGATGCGCTTGATGAGGATTCCATCCTCGTGCACGATGACGAAGTCGCGCTTGTTGATGAACAGCCTGCTGTCGCGCCAGTAGTCCGACTCCACCTCCCTGCAGATGACTATCTCCCCGTCCACGTAGCTCTCCTTGCTTCCGTCGTCCATTGAGTCGCCCTTGACCTCGAAGGCGAGCCAGTTGCCCGTCATTTCGCGGTCAGGCGTGAAGTCGATGACGGGAAGGGACTCTATATACTCCTGGTCGGCATATCCGCTCAGATAACCGGCATAGGCGTACTGGCTGACGAGGGGAATGCCCGCCGTCCTGTCTGGGTTGAATACTGATGCGTTAGGTGCCGTCATTAGCATACCACTTCCTTCTCCTTTGAGAAGCCATTCTAGATCGAATATATCATCAAATGCGGAATTGAAGCGACGAAGAAATCTGTCGGTGAGATAACTCTCATCGCCCTTCATTGCAGCCGAGAAGACAGGAGGCTTTGCGCCCATTTTTGCTGCAGCTTCCTTCTGGGTTGCAACAATACCTTCGCTCCTTAAATAATTGAAGGCTTTTACAAATCTTTCTCTTCTTTCCATACTAATTATTAAAAAACATTAAATAATTCACATGTTTAACACAAAATATGCACTTTATTCATATCTTTGTACTCGAAAGTCAATCTAGCACGTTGATCTGGAGTGCAAATTTTCATTTGGAACAGATAGATCCCTCCCCTGGGCGTGGTGCTAGCACGATCTGGGGGAGTTTTTTGTACTCTTCAACTTTCCTTTGTCGGGATGACGGCTGAATACACCGGGACCGACATCGTAGCCAACCGGGAAGCATGGGCAACGGCAGGACTTGAGCGAGGATGCCGGCAGGCGGTGACGATACCGAAAAGCCTCGCATCGTTTGTGTAATCGCATCTGCACAAGCGAGGGGCGACGCTCCCGATTCCGTTCGGCAGACCATCAACCCCAGTCCCCTTTTGTGTGGGTATGCCCCACGCGCGAAGGGGGGACTCTGGGGTTCAACAACCCTCAAACCGATTGGCAGGTTTAAGATAGAACTTCAAAGAACACTATATATCCTTTATGTATAACTACTATATATCTACTGTGAGAAAAATTTTGCCGCGCTGACTACTGTCTCGTTATTATCTCTTAGGTACGCGCGTATATAATCCCACCTGTCACCACATATTACAACACATTCTTCAGATCTTCATTCATCTTTTATCTTTTCGTTTAGCCTGATTACTAGCAAAAAAGCACACATTTTGTTAAAATCCGTTTATTATATGAACTTAATTCATAACAAAACTAAAAATCTGCACATTTTTCGCACTTTTTCTTGCATAATATGAACTTAATTCATATCTTTGCATCGTAATAAGTTAATAACGCTGCAAAGATACAAACAAAAATCTGAATCAGCAAATTTTTATGAATTTAATTTTTCAAACATCATGGCAAGAAGAGAATTTTTAAACCAGAGCAGAGACGCGATGACGCTCGCCTGGCAGTTCGTGAAGAGAAATGGCATGAGCCTCAGTGAAGCACTCAGACGCGCTTGGCGCAACGTGAAGCTGAGAATGGCTATGCAGACGAGAATCGTCAAGTTCTACTTTCAGAAGGTCGATGGCTCAATCAGAGAGGCCTATGGCACATTGAAAGAATCTCTCGTGCCTACCACACAGGGCAGCGACAGAAGAAGAAGCGACACAGTGCAGGTGTTCTTCGACACAGAGAAGCAAGAGTGGCGCTGCTACAAGAAGGCTAACTTAATGAGTATTGCAACCCTTTAACAAGAAAGAATCATGAAAGAGGTAAGTTTGACGCGAGAGCAGATCGACGAGATTGAAAAGAGACTGTCGTTCGCAGAGGGCGAGATCTATGAAGAGTTCGAGTTCGACGACATGTTTGTCCAGGCTGAGGGATTTCTGAAGACTTCGGGCTATGCAGAGAAAGAAACGAACGCGTGGATCGAGACTTACAGATACGCGAATGTCGAGCTGTCGGCATGGGTCTACAATCCGGTGACAGAGGACGAGGACGAGGTAGAGATCTGCGCCGAGGACGTGGCCGAGATTAACGAGTTCTTAAATGCAGCCTAGAGTTATGAGAACAATCGCAGTGATATTCGGTACATTCGCCCTTGTGCTTGGCTTGGTGAGCGGCACGACGCACAATATCATGTTCGGCCTGATGGCCTATGCGTTGGCAGCAGCTGACTACTACGAGTGCAAGAGCGAGAGAAACAGAAACAAGTAAGAAGGTAACGGCCAGCCTAACCAACTGGCCACACAAACCAAAGGCATTATGACTTTTACAAGTAAATTCAACATCGGTGACGCGGTCGTTACTATCGACCCGAAGACTTTGAAGCTTAAGCAGTTCGAGGTGGGTGCCATCACGACCTACAACTCTGAGAGTACGAACAGCGTGAGGCTCTACGCCAAAGAGGACAGCTGTGTCGGCTACGACGAAGAGAAGTGCTTCGCCAACAAGAGCGACCTGTTGAAGTACATCGACAGTCCGGCTTAATAGCGAGTTCTACAAGCAGAGGTGCGGCTGAGCTGAGACAGGGCTCTGCGACCGAATCGGGCCGCACCACAATCCCCAGAGCGCAAGGCGCGAGAACGAAGCCAACCGATAGGTAGAGTGAAAGGGTAGTTCAATCGGCAAGGTGATTAGGTAATGACCCGAAACCCTTGGAAATGTCGTCGAGTAGCAGACTACACGCCATGACTTCGGGGTGATGCCCGAAAGAGCGGTCTTTTGCGCGGCTAAAAGATGCGAGACTGTTTTATGCCCTTAGCTCAGTGGCAGAGCACCACACTTTTAATGTGGGGGTCCTGGGTTCGAATCCCAGAGGGCATACCATTAACCAAACCCAATGAGAGATGAAAGAAAGAAGTAAACCAGAGATTATCCGCAGTGTCGCCGACGGCGACCGCCTGGAGCTCGTCCTGTCCGAGTGCAACGAGATGGCTTTTCGCTCGCGCGTTGCCGAGCTCAACCGTCAGGACGGATGGCAGCACTACCGCATTGCCACGAACACGGCAATGGACACACTGATGATCATTGCAGAAGAGAAACCGAACACGTAAAGAGAATGGAACTATGGAACAAATGGTAATTCAGAATTTCAAGGAAAATGAAGACAACTATCATCGCATGCTGATTTTGGGATGCCTGAAGGACGTGCCAGACAATGAGACGCTTCGGGTACATCTTGAAATTGGCGATTGCGTGCAATGTTGTACCAAAAAGGGTCTTTTCAAGAGGGCTTTCGAAGGAATGCCATATTATTTCTACTGCGAATGGATTGGACTCGAAAAGGACAAACACGGCACATGGCAGCCTAGGTTTAACCGTGTCGCGCAAGCAGCTTGGAACGCTGCAAACGAAGAGTACATGAAGGAAAAAGGCGAGCTGTGCGCCAAGTGGGGTTGCGAGTAGGCTTTAACGAACACGACTATGGAAGTGAAGATGGAAATGGAGACTCTGCAGAACATTGTGCAGCAGTCGCTCTTCCTCGGCATGGTGCAGTATCAGAGCATGATCAGGCCAGAGGATGACAAGGTCAAACAGCGCGAGGCCGTCCGCTACCTGAAGCGTAGGGGGTATGAGCCGAAGTGCCTGAAGGAATGGACTGAGAGGGGGTATATCCACCGAAGGAAGACGGGCGACTCACCGACATCGCCCGTCATGTACTCTATACTAGAGATACAGCGGCACATCACCGCTATCGAAATGAAGAAAGGAAACATAACCTATTATCAACAGCAATTATGACACAGTACAAGGACTACAATCTCTATGAGAAGATTCAGATGGTCTCTGACGAGATCAGGAACATCGGGAAGAACATCGTCGTGGGCACCGGCAACTCATCGTACAAGGCCGTCGCCGACATGGATGTTCTGCTGAAAGTGAAGGATGCCGAGAAGAAGTACGGCCTCGTGAGCATTCCCGTCAGGCAGGAGCTTGTGCGCACCGACCAGGTGCAGAAGATGTCGCGCGACGGGTATCAGTCAGTGACGTTTGCCGACATCGTGAAGATGACGATGCGGATTATCAACATCGACGACTCGACGCAGTTCATCGAGGTGGAGAGCTTCGGACGCGGCCTCGATGCAGGTGACAAGGGATTCGGCAAGGCTTCGACGTACGCAAGGAAGTACGCCCTTCTGAATGCGTACAAGCTTGCCACCGGCGAGGATCCCGATGAGCAGAAGAGCACGGAAATGGCCGTTCCTCAGAGTCAGGACGAAAAGCGCAAGAAGATTGTCGACTACATGATGCAGAATGTCGAGTATGCCAACTCGGCCCTCCAGTACTTCAATGTGCCAGACACCGACTCGTTCACGAGCGCACAGATCAACTCTCTGTATGATAACCTCAGGAAGAAAGGAATTCTGTCATGATAAGTACAGCTTATATCGGCAGCGGTGACGTGCATGCGCTGATGATGGGCAAGGATACGAAGGGACACCTCGCCCTGATGCAGCGCTTCGTCAGCGATGTCATTCCGTACTATAATGCCAAGGCGAGCCCCATCGACGCACTGCGCACGGGTGCGATACTTGAAGACAGGTATTTCCTGACGCTCCCCGACGGCTATTTCTGCCAGTATGTGGTGCGCTCAGACGAGATGGACGTGTTCAGGTGCAGCCTTGACTTTGCGAAGATAGAACATGGCGAGGTGGTGGACTTCGACGAGCTGAAGACGCTGTCCTTCATGGACTATACCGAGCAGGTGCAGCCCATCAAGGGCGACAACGATATGCTTCTTGAATACCTTCGCAAGAAGCATAAGAGCTACTACTATCAGGTGCAGGAGCAGCTGTTCTGTACCCATCTCGACTCCTGCAACCTCGTATTCCTCTGTGTAGAGACGTATGATGACGAGGTGAATATGCAGCGTAACATCAAGCCGAACGAGTACTGCAAGATCAGGGTACCGCGCGATGAGGATGCTATCGCTGCCATCAAGGAGCGAGGAAAGATATTTCAACAGATAAAGGATTATTTCTTCAACAAATAGAACAAAACGTAAAACATTATGGAACAGACAGGAACAATTAAAAAGATCCTTCCGGCCAGGTCTGGAACGGGAGGAAAGTCTGGCAAGTCGTGGATGGCTCAGTCCTTCATCCTTGAAGTTAAGACGGGCGAGCACGGCCAGTATAAGAAGGATCAGATGTACGAAATCTTCGGGGAGGAAAAAATCAAGGATGCGCAGCTGTTCGAAGGCAAGGTGGTGAAGGTGTCGTTCGACATCGAGGCACATGAGTACGAAGGCAGATGGTACAACTCCGTCCGTGCATGGAAGGTGGAAGCCGTGCAGCCCGCAGGCCAAGCCTACCAGCAGCAACAGCAATACAGGCCGCAGCCCGCACCGCAGCCGCAAGGCTACTATCCGCAGCAGCCCTACCCTCAGCAGCAGCCGCAAGGCTACTATCCGCAGCAATACGCAGGACAACCGCAGCCGCAGGGCGACCTGCCGTTCTAACATGACACGGCTATGAAACTACTGTTAAGGAACACTACCCACGGGCTCATACCCATCTATGATGACGATTTTGACGAGAAGAAGAAGCTCGTCATCGGAAAGGACTATATGGCAGAGATCAAGCTGGCGAGGAATCTGATGTTCCACAGGAAGTATTTCGGCATGCTCGACACAGCTTGGTATCTGCTCACTGAGCGGCAGCGTATCTACTTTGGCGGCGCGTACTATGGAGAAACCTTCGGCAAGGAGGCGTTCCGCAAGTCGGTTCAGGTGACTGCCGGGTTCTTCGAGCCTATTTACGACGGCAAGGAGAAGCGTTGGCAGAAGTCTTACAAGAGCATAGCGTTCGACAAGATGGACGATGCAGAGTTCGAGAAGCTGTACCACGCCGTCTATGACACGGTGATGAGTATTCTGTCAATGAACGGCACCACGCAGGAGCAGTTCAATGCGATGATAGACAATTTTCAATAGCTTATTTCGTTATAGATATACATGCTTGCCATGCATGTATGATTTTTTAAGTTCATAACGTGCGCCTCGTCTGTGAAGATGGGGCGCATTTTTCATGGTGCCCATTCTGGAGTGAAGACTGAATTACAACCAATGCCATAATAGAAAACGAGCTTCACGGGGTTCGAATCCCCTGGGCACCACAATCTACTTCTCATAACCGATTTTTCCCTGTCGCTGCATGTGAATGTCGCGGCAGTTTTTCTTTTACCCATGACAGAAGAACAGGAACAATTCATCATACAGTACCGCAGGCGCAAGCAGCAGGAGAGCCTTCGGCTCCAAGAGCGTGCCGCAGAACGCAGGCGCAAGCTCGACCACGAACGCTATATGCGGAGCCGCGAGGAGCGGAAAGCCAGGCAGCGCGACTACTACCTGCAGAACAGAGAATCTATACTTGTAAAGAAGAAACTAAAATATCAGGAACAGATATGGTATTCCCGAATAACTTTATCAGAAAAGGAAAGTACAACGCACACAAGTGCGAGTACAAAGGCATGAAGTTCGACTCTGAGCGCGAGCGTGACAGGTTCATCTTCTTGGAGGACTGCCAGCGCAGGGGTCTGATTTCAGAGCTCGTGAGACAGAAGGAGTTCATACTCCTGCCCGACGAATACACGATGGTCCCGAAGCAGCTGAAGACGAAGGTCAAGATGGAGCGCAGGCGCACATTCATCGGATCGCGCTACAAGGCCGACTTCATGTATTGGAACGAGAAGGAGCAGAAGCATGTCGTCGAGGACGTGAAGATCAACCCGAGGATGATTCCGAAGGAGTACTTGCTAAAGGAGAAGATGATGCACTCGCTCATGCACATCGATGTGAAGCGTGTCTACAAACCCAACGAACCACTGTAAATCACCAAAACTGTAATAAAATGAACGAGAAGGAATTACTAGGGCAGCTTGTTGCCGAGACGGACAAGATGCTCAGTCTGCAGCGGAAGTATTTCGGTATACCGAAGGACTCGCCAGACAAGTACCCTGCCCTGATGGAATCGAAGGCGCAGGAGAAGAAAGTGAGACAGATGATTAAGGACTACTACGAGGAGCAAAAGCGCAAGCTGGAGCCTTCCCTCTTTGGTGACTAACGACGTTCAGGATGAGAGCTGTTTACGAGAGGTCTATCGAGACACTGAAAAAAGCCGAGGCCCTTGCACTCCGATACAGCGATAAGGGTTTTTATCTTGCTTTCAGCGGAGGGAAGGACAGTCAATGCCTATACCACATTGCAAAGCTCGCTGGCGTCAAGTTCGAAGCTCACTATGCCCGTACAGGCATCGACCATCCCGAATTGGTACACTTCATCAAACGCAACTATCCCGATGTAATATGGGACAGGCCGAAGATGACATTCTGGGAACTTGTCCTTAATCGGAGAATGTTACCCACGCAGCAATTCAGATATTGCTGTGAGGTACTAAAAGAGACAAATGGGGGGGGTACCGTAACTTTAACAGGTGTTCGCAGAGCTGAGGGCGTGAAACGTGCAAAGCGCAACACGTTCGAGGTGTCTGGCCGAAAGGTAAGCACCGACAGTATGGACGAGTTCGAGGAATGGCGACAGGAGCAGATTGCAAAGTATAAGACGAAGAATACCAACCGAGACCAGTTTACAGAGCAGGGTGATAGCGAAGTGCGATGTATCAGCGGGAAAGACAAGATAATCATCAATCCGATCATAGACTGGACTGACAGGGATGTATGGGAGTTCCTGAACAACGTGGCAAAGGTTGAGCATTGCGAATTGTACGACAAGGGTTATCACCGGCTTGGATGCCTGTTCTGCCCAATGGCAAGCATGAAGGTGCAAAGGCGCATGGAGCGCGACTACCCCAAGTACAAGCGCCAATATCTTCGCACCATCCGAAAGCTGAGGGAGTATAGAGAGGCCAACGGCCTACCCGACTACTACAAGGACATGACCGACGAGGATGTGTTCCAGTGGTGGCTATCCAAGAAGAATCTGAAAGAATGGAAAGCAGACAATATCTACACAAAGGATATTTTCGCTAATATTTATTAAACAAAAAACAACTATGCTACAAGACATCAAAGACTACCGCCCGGCCGACATCGACTTCGTGCTGAGCGATGAAGTGAAGGAGAAGTTCGCCGAAGTGCTTGTTCTCTTCCCTGGTGCTGAAAACATCGAGGAGGTGATTGCGAAGGTGAATGAGTATTTCAATGCCGAGTTTCCGTCGCAGGAGGTTGCCCGTCGCTACATCGACGAGTTCGAGAAGGCAAACATCCGCGAGGAATACAACAAGATCGTGGAGGACGAACTGCCCGTTGCCGAGACCGAGCAGCTGGATGCCATCGATCGTGCCAAGCGCATCAAGAAAGAGGCCGACGACAACCTGCTGTCAGTCCGCAACCGCATCAAGGAGCTTGCCGCTCGCGTCACCGACGGAAAGGAGGACTTCAAGCTGTCATCGAAGAACACCTTCAAGATTGCCATCTTCGGGCATTACCTGTATTACTCATGGGTGGACGGACGTGTGAAGCTTGTCAAGGCCGAGAAGATCCCTGCATGGGACAAGAACAAGATCTGGTCGCAGGAAGACCGCAACCGCAAGGGAATGGAGGAGCTGTTCGGCATCAAGTTCCCCGAGGTCGCCATGCCAGAGTCCGAGGACGTTGACGACGACGATGACGACGACTACGACGGCGACCCCGACGATATCGGAGACCCCGAAGAAGAATAACAACAACGGGCACAGGCAGGGCTGACAAGCTAGTCTGTGCCCTTATATCGTGAAGAAATGACAAGATACACATTAAGACCGTATCAGAGAGCGGCCAGCGACGCGGCTGTGAACATGTTCATGAGAAAGGACAGACAACAGAGGAACGGGTTGCTTGTCCTGCCTACTGGCTCGGGGAAGTCGCTTGTCATCTCCGATATCGCGTCGAGAATCGACAAGCCGCTTCTTGTGTTCAACCCGTCGAAGGAAATCCTAGAGCAGAACGTCAGCAAGTTTCAGGGGTATGGTATCTGGGACTTCGGCGTGTACTCCGCATCGGTGGGCCGCAAGGATATCAACCGCGTAACGTTCGCCACCATCAAGAGCGTAATGAACCACATGGAGGACTTTGCACATTTCAGGTATATACTCATCGACGAGTGTCATCAGGTGAACAGCATCGAGGGGCAATACAAGGAATTCCTCGAAGCGGAGAACAGGACGGTCATCGGCCTTACCGCTACCCCGTACAGGCTTAGCAGGGGGGTGAACGGAATGCCTATGCTGAAGTTCCTCACCCGTACACGTCCGAGAATCTTCCAGTGCCTGCTATACTACTGCCAAATCGGCGAGTTGCTGGCGCAGGGATATCTCGCAAGGCTCACCTACTACGACCTCACCAACAAGACATCGCTCGACCTTCGCAGGGTAAGGACAAACTCTACGGGTGCCGAGTACGACGAGAACAGCATGAGAATGGAGCTGGAGCGCAGCGGCTTCCGCGAAGAACTCACGGGATGGGTGATGAGGATCCTGAACCCGAAGCGCGGAGCAGCGAGAAAGGGGGTGCTCGTTTTCACGCAGTTCGTGAAAGAGAGCGAGTACCTGAAAGAGCAGCTTCGGAAGAAGGGAGTGACCGCAGAGGTCGTGTCGGCTGAGACACCCAAGAGAGAACGCGAGCGTATCATCAGGGACTTCAAGACGGGCAGGATCAGGGTTGTCGCCAATGCAGCCACGCTGACCACTGGCTTTGACTATCCAGAGCTCGACACCGTTGTCATGGCAAGGGCTACCATGTCGCTCGGACTGTGGTACCAGATTGTCGGCCGTGCCATCCGTCCTGCGGAGGGTAAGGTCGGATGGGTGATAGACCTCTGTGGCAACATCAGCCGCTTCGGCCACGTCGAAGACCTGCGAATCGAATGCGAGCCGCCAAACACTGGCCGCTGGTGTGTGAAGTCACGAGGAAAGCAGCTTACAAACGTGCTAATAACAAGATGACATGGCAAGAAAGAAGAAAACCACCATCGAAGGGCGTTGCTATGATTGCGCAAACGCCTATCTGATGCAGTCGATAAAGGAGAACCCCGTCATAGCAGAGTGCAGTCGCACTGGCGAACGGTGGGTTGCCTCCATGAAACCCGACTGCGGCGGCAAGTTTGTCAGAAGGATAGAGGAAGCCGTCATTCATCCGATGATCTACAAAAACAAACACTGACTATGGATATTCCGAAATATGTCATGGAAGCTGCTAGCAACTATGCCAGCAGCCACGGAGGCGGTGTAGCCGTGTATGATGCATACATCTGCGGATTTGTAACCGGTAACAAGGAGAGGTTGAGGAATAACGGACAGCTGAAACCCATCGACGATGAATATACATTCGATAGATGGTGGAAGATGTATTCCTACTCAGTAGACAAGGAGAAATGCCGCGTCAAGTGGCACAATGTCTTGACGTTCGAGGAAAGGAAGAGGGCAACAGAGCATACGCCCATCTACGTTGCCGCCACGCCAGACAAGAAGTTTCGCAGGCATCCCTACTCCTATCTCACGAGAAAGACGTGGGAGAACAAGGTGGACGGCATGCCGCAGCTGGTCGAGGCCGATGCAGAGAAGTTCATGGAGTATTTTAACAAGAAGTTTGAGTACACCGATATCCCGAAGCTTTCCGAGATGACAGATGAGCGAAAGGGATTGCTCAACACCGTCTATACATTGTATCGAAACGACATCCTCTCAGTCCTCGATAAGGTGAAAGAGTCAAGACGCCTGACAGGAGAGGATGGTAGCGGGTTCCGTGCTACCTTCGAGTGGATTTTCAAGCCGTCTAATTTCTTGCGAATCAAAGAAGGATATTATGACAGATGACGTGAAATCAGTACTTCATAACGAGGGTATCGAGATGTCTGTGCTAAGCAACCTGCTGTCATACCCCGACTTACTTCCGCAATATCAGGAGGTAATGAATGATGAGTTGTTCTTCAACCCCACCCACAAGGTCGTGTACAACGCCATTAAGCATGTATATGACGAGGGAGAGGCACCCGACATCCTCACCGTCGGCATGTACCTGATGAAGAACCCACAGGCAAACGCACCGAATCCCGACGATCTGGCGGGTATCAGCTCCTATTCAATGTCAAGTGCGAACTTCGCATACAACATCGACGTGCTCCGCAATCTGGCCAAGCGCAGAAGATATTGGGTACTGGGCACGAAGCTTGTATCTGTCGGCACAGACCTCACTATCGATATCGACCATGTGGATAAGGACATCGACAGAATCAGAGAGGAGAATCTGCAGCAGTCGAGCGGCGTTTTCAACATGCAGGCCGTCAACGATGCCCTTGCTGAGCGTATCGAGAAGAACTGCAACGACGATCGTGCGAGCATGGTCCCGACGGGCTTCAAGCTGATAGACGAGAGAGGCGGCTTTCAGTTGACGGATTTCAACGTCATTGCAGGGGCCACGTCACAGGGAAAGTCGACGCTTGCCATCAACATGCTCGTGAATGCGGCAAAGGCAGGAGTGCCAGGAATGTTCTTCACCCTCGAGATGACAATCGAGCAGCTAGCTGCAAGGATAAACTCACCATTCAGCGGTGTGTCTTCCGCTGTCATGCTGTACAAGAAGATGCGCACTGACCAGATACGCGAGTTCGAGCGTGCCAAGAAGTTCTCCGAGAAGCTGCCAATCTACATCGACGACACATCTACGAACTTCGAGAAGATAAAGGATGTCATCCGCTCTTTCGCCATCAAGCGGAAGGTGAAGGTATTCTTCATCGACTATGTGCAGGTACTCTCGTCGACAAGAAAGCGGCAGGACAGTGAGGCGCAGTTCCTTGAAACTGTCTGTCGCGAGCTGAAAAACCTCGCCAAGGAACTGAAGGTGTGCATCGTGGCACTCTCCCAGCTGAATCGCGAGGCGAAGGACTCAGACCCGAGGCCGTCACTCTCGAAGTTGAAGGGCAGCGGCGGCATTGAGCAGGCAGCAGACACCATTGTCTTTATCTATCGCCCTGACTACTACGGAAAGCGACACAGATACCGCCCTGAGCTAGATCCTGACAGCACCGCCGAGATGATTATCGGAAAGGGACGTAACATCGGAGTCGGTACCGACTATGTTGGATTCAGGGCTGAGAACACCTATTTCTATGACCTCGACTCCAAGGAGCAGGCACTCATACCAAAGGCAGAGCAACAACCACTACCATTCTAACAACTATGAGCGGATTATTCGACAAAGACCCAGCCATGAAGCCGAGGGATAGCAAGGGGAGGTTCGCCACCCCTGAGCGTGCATACGCCGACAAGGCCATTGAAGAGAACAAGAAGCTTCGCTATTACTGCGAGAAGTACAAGCGAGCCTGGCATGCTTCTATGGAGCGAGCTTTGAGAGCTGAGGAGGAACTGAAGACTCTCAGGGAGAAAATATCGTGTCTATAAAACAACTACATCAATCAAACAAAACGCAAGAATCTATGACTATTGAAGTAAACGAAAGAGAATCATTGCTGATTATAACAGCATTAGGGGTGTATCAGAACAGAACCGGACAGAAGGCAAGATGGAGTGAAAAGAAACGAATGATTACGCTACGCTCACGACTGGCCGACTGTATCACCATCGGCGATGACACGGAGGCTGCGCGGATCCGTAGTGCAATGAACAACGTGCGCCGAGAAGTCGAGAAGAGAAACCGCCTCGGCCTAGAACTCATCCAGCTTCGCGATAGGGTAAAAGAGCATGCAGGCATCACCGACGAGAAACTCAGCGATGTCGACAACGCATTCTCAATCTTCACGAAGAAAGTCTACGAAATCGGCCTGAAATACCGCACCATCAGAATTCTTAAGGAGTACGGTATAGAGACCGTGGCCGACATGGTGCGGCTTAACGAAACAGACTTTCGCATGCTAAAGAACTTTGGCCATGTATCGATGAACGACGTGAAAGCTTTCTTTGAGAAGCACGACCTGACGTTCGGAATGAATGTGTAGCAAGTGCATTTTTCTCTACCTTTTTTCAACTATATTTTCTACCTATAAAATTATGACAGACGAGGAGAGAGACAAATACCAGGAGTTTCTTGAACAGAAGAAGCAGACGAGGATCGAGAGCGGCTTTGAGGTGAGTGAAAACGACCTGAATCCCGCTCTCTTTCCTTTCCAGAAATATTGCGTCCTTCGTGCGCTCGCTGCCGGTAAGTTCGCCCTCTTTGAGGACTGCGGACTCGGCAAGACAATCCAGCAGCTCGAATGGAGTCAGAAGGTGTGCGAGCATATCGACAAGCCTGTTCTGATATTGGCACCGCTGGCCGTCATCAGTCAGACCGTCAAGGAGGGTGAGAAGTTTGGCTATACCGTGACCGAGCTTAGTGAGACAAAGTATGATGAGGATCTCGACACGGGTATCTACATTACCAACTACGACAATATGGAGCACATCGATGCCTATCACTTCGGTGGTGTGGTGCTTGACGAGAGTTCTATCCTGAAGAACTTTCAGGGTAAGACGCGCACGGCTCTGATTGACGAGTTCCGCAACACGCCCTACAAACTGGCATGTACCGCTACCCCATCCCCCAACGACACGACGGAGATATGTAACCATTCGGAGTTCTTGGACGTGATGAATCGCACGGAAATGCTGGCGATGTACTTCGTGCACGATGGAGGTTCCACCTCTGACTGGAGGTTGAAGGGACATGCGAAGCAATCCTTCTGGGACTTCGTCTCTACGTGGGCCGTGATGCTGAATAAGCCATCGGACATCGGATTTTCCGACGAAGGCTATATCCTGCCCCCCCTGAATGTGGTGCAGGAGATTGTTGAGACACCCAAGCGCGACAACGGCATGCTGTTCAACACAACAGCCGTGAGTGCTACAGACTTCCACAAGGAGCTGCGAGAGACCTATCAAATCCGTCTTGATCGTGTGGCGGAGATTGTGAATGCCAAGCCCGATGAGAATTTCATCATCTGGATAGGCCACGATGACGAAGGCAAGTATCTGCGACAGCTGCTTCCCGATGCCGTAGAGGTGAAAGGCTCCGACTCCAGGCAGTTCAAGAAAGAGATGCTGCTCGGCTTTGGGGTTGGCAAGTTCCGCATTCTGATAACAAAGCTGAAGATTGCCCAGTTCGGACTGAACTATCAGAACTGTCATAATCAAATCTATGCCTCACTTGACTTCTCCTTCGAGGCCACGTATCAGGGCATACGCCGTTCATATCGCTTCGGGCAGACAGAGGCGGTGAACATCTATCTCATCACCACCGACACCATGCAGAACGTGAAGAATGCCTTCGACAAGAAGCAGGCCGCATTCCGCGAGATGCAGGAGGCGATGACTGAATCCATGAACCGAAACATCAAGAACCAGCTATCATTACAACGCATGGAAGTAAGCAACGAATACAAGAGCGACTATTGCTACGTCAGGCTCGGCGACTGTGTAAAACTCATTCAGGACGTTCCCGATGAGAGCGTCGGCTTCAGTATCTTTTCACCGCCGTTTGCCGAGCTGTACACATACTCTGACAAACTCGAAGACATGGGAAACTCGAAAGACTATAAAGAATTCTTTACGGCGTTCAAGTTCCTTGTGTCCGAGCTCTACCGTGTCATGTGGTCAGGGCGCAACGTAGCCGTGCATTGCATGGACTTGCCCATTCAGAAGGGTAAGGAGGGGTATATCGGGCTGCGCGACTTCTCCGGCATGATATTGCAAGCATTCGAGGATGTGGGATTTGTTTACCATAGCCGCGTGACAATCTGGAAGAACCCCGTCACCGAGATGCAACGCACAAAGGCCCTCGGATTGCTGCACAAACAAGTGAAGAAAGACTCCGCAATGAGCCGCGTGGGAATCCCTGACTATCTGATGGTGTTCCGTAAGGAGGGCGAGCATGAACACCCCGTTCATTGTGACATCTCTGTCGACACCTGGCAGAAGTGGGCATCTCCCGTGTGGATGGACATTGACTACAGCAACACCCTGAATGCACAGAGCGGACGCGACGCGAACGACGAGAAGCACATCTGCCCCCTGCAGCTCGACACCATCGAGCGAGCCATCAACCTATGGAGTAATGAGGGCGACACCGTACTCACTCCCTTCATGGGCATAGGCAGTGAGGTCTATGCAGCTATCAAGCTCAACCGCTTCGGCGTGGGCTTTGAGCTGAAAGAATCCTATTTCAACGAGGCTATCAAGAACTGTCGAGGATGTGAGATAACAGCGCATCAGCCTACGTTATTCGGGTAGGCTTAATCCCTTTAGAATAATGGAAAATATCAAGTTACTATATATCGATTTGTTTTGCGGTGCCGGAGGTACGTCGAGCGGAGTGGAGCTCGCGCGTGTGAACGGCGAGAAGTGTGCCGAGGTCATTGCATGCGTGAACCACGACAAGAATGCCATCATGAGTCATCAGGCAAACCACCCGCACACCCTTCACTTTACGGAGGACATAAGAACGCTCGAACTGTCGCCGATGGTGATGCACCTCGAGAGAATGAAGAAAAAGCACCCCGACGCCTATGTGGTGCTGTGGGCGAGCCTGGAGTGCACGAACTTCTCGAGGGCGAAGGGTGGAATGCCGCGTGATGCCGACAGCCGGACATTGGCCGAACACTTGTTCCGCTACATTGAGACCATCAACCCCGACTACATCCAGATTGAGAATGTGGAAGAGTTCATGTGTTGGGGCGCTCTCGATGAAAATGGGAAGCCTGTATCTCGTGACAGGGGCAGTGACTATCTGCGATGGGTGCGCCATGTAAAGGACTACGGCTACGATTTCGACTGGCGCATCCTCAATGCTGCCGACTTCGGAGCGTACACCAGTCGCAAGCGATACTTCGGACAGTTCGCAAGGCGAGGGCTTCCGATAGCCTTCCCAACTCAGACACATGCCAAGAACGGTGACGATGGCGGCATATTCAGTCTGTATGAGCACTGGAAACCCGTCAAGGATGTGCTCGACCTCAATGACGAGGGTACGAGTATATTCAGCAAGAAAAAGCCGCTGTGCGAGCGCACGCTGGAACGTATCTATGCAGGTCTTGTGAAGTTTGTAGCAGGAGGCAAAAAGAAACACGAGGCATGGATATTGAAGTACAATAGTATGAACAAGGACGGCAAACACGCTGCACCATCCATCGATGAGCCATGCCCTACCGTTGCATGCCAAAATAGAATCGGAATAGTCAAGTGCAACTTCCTATCGAAGCAGTTCAGTGGCAAGCCCGATGACAAGAACATTCCCGTCGACGGCCCTGCCGGTGCAATCACAACGAGAGATCACCACGCTTTTATTACGGCATACTATGGAGGTGCAGATCACAACTATTCGATGGAAGCGCCAAGCGCAACTGTCACCACAAAGGACAGACTGAGCATCGTCAATCCTCAGTTCTTGTCGGCCTACTATGGAAATGGGCACAACCATTCTATTGAAGAGCCATCGCCAACCATCACGACCGTTGACAGACTGGCCGTGGTACAGCCCAAGTTCATTGTAAACTATCGGTTCAAGAACAAAGGCAGCTCGATAGAGGAGCCGTCGCCAACCCTTTGCACCGTAGGCCAGATAGGTGTTGCCAACTGCCAATTCCTCGACAACCAATACGGGAACGGCTCACCTTCTGGAGTTGATACCCCTGCACCGGCTGTACTGGCCACACCGAAGCAGAAAATCGTGTCGGCCCAATACCTGATGAATCCCTACTCTTTCAAGAGCGACGGCGGCAGCATCGACAAGCCTTGCTTCACCTTGATAGCTCGGATGGACAAGATGCCTCCGTACCTCGTCAGCACGGAGTCGGGAGCAGTAGGCATCGCCGTCTACGAAGATGACAGTCCGATGATGTGCAAGGTCAAGGAGTTTATGGCCATGTACGGCATCGTAGACATCAAGATGCGAATGCTGAAGATTACAGAGCTGAAGAAGATAATGGGATTCCCCGAAGACTACACTCTCATTGGCACCCAGGCAGAACAGAAGAAATTCATCGGCAATGCCGTGGAGGTGAATATGAGCCGCGTCCTGTGTGAGGCTCTTTGCAGGAAACTTAGACAACGAGAACAGAGAACAGCAGTATAATGCCATACGACTTGATTATCAAATACCGTGACAGGGAGTTTGATTGCGAGGCTATCGCGACCATTCATGACTGTAGAAAGCCAGCAACCCCGTTCACCGAAGAATTCAGGAAGTCGCTCAGGGAATTTGCAAACACCCTTGGAGACATAGAAGAAGTAACCATTATTAAACCGAATAGGAAACATGAGAAAAGGCAGGACAACGCTTAATGAAGCGACAAAGAAACGGTTGAACTCCCTTTGGTACGAAGGGAAGAAAGAACCTTACGACGTGTTTCGTTGGCTGATGGACAAGAAGCAATTCTACGTGATGCCCCACCCAAAGCCATATAACGTGTGGGGCGTGTGGATATTAATACTCGGCAAGCCGAACACGCTTGACGGGAAAATAAACATGTGCGATTTAGGAAAAGAACGCGACAGCTACGACTCTGCGCTTGTTGTGGGGATTGAGTTTATAGTAGATGTCCTCTACAAAGCACAGAAAACCATTTTCGTTAAGACTAAAGAGGAATTAGAAGAGATACGAGAGAGTTGTCAGAAAGCAGGGTTTGCAGTTTAAGAAGGGAATAAAAATATGAAAGCAACAGAACTAATGATCGGTGACTACATCACTGTTACGCCGAGTGGCATGCTCATCCAGGTAGCTGCTGTGCATAAAAAGAAAGTAGCCTATCATACTTGCACAAACAAGCTATCATGGGTAAGGGAAGAATTATTAAGACCTATTCCTCTCACCCCAGAGATATTGGAGAAGAATGGTTGGTATCATGCTAAATTTAATGGGAGTTACGGAAGAAAGGCAATACGTATTGATGGATGTTACGAAGACGAACTTCCAAAGGGTGTTGATAACGCTCTAAGTTTTGCACAGTGGAGTATTGACGAAAAATTCATGTATCACATGTTGGAAATTTTTATGTGGGTTGGTAGTATTCGTCTTAAAATAGAATACGTCCACGAATTACAGCATGTGCTGATGGTTTGCGGAATTAAGAAGAAGATTGAGTTATGTTAGGCATTAAAATGACATGTGAATTGTATAAGGATGTGAAGATAGTCTATGAGGCAATCTCTTATCTTCAAGCGATGGTCGAAACGCTTGAGAAAGAGTGTATGATTCGTGATGACAAGAAACCAGTTACTGAACTCTTTATCAGAATTAACTCACTGAAATGCGAGATAAATAAGATAGTTTCGGATTATGAACACATTTTACGAAGAGCCGATATTGACCAATACGGCCCTTTGAGTAAGTATGTAAGGCCATATTTAGCAGATTAAAAAATAAAGTTATGGAAGCACCTGATAGTATTTATCTTTTTAGAAACCCGATTGGTGTAATTTTAGATTCGTGGTATTTAAATTCAAATGCGCCATTTGAAAAAATTGAATACACCCGCAAGGACGCCTTTATTGAGAAGGCTTGCGAATGGTTAAAGAAAAACCGTAAAAACTATTCCTCAAATGCTCTTGGGGAAGAATATCTTATTGATGACTTTAAAAAAGCAATGAAAGGAGAATAAGCAATGAACACAATTCAAGGGAATCTTATAAAGAAAATCAGGTCGTATAAAACACTTCAAACCGAATTAGAACAATTAGGGGAGCAGATTGACAAAGAAGCTCGCAAGCTGCTTAAAGAATTGCAGAAGGTTGATGGTTGGGAGTGCATGATAAAGGAATGCAAAGAACATTACGCCAGACATCCAGAGGAATTTTTCGGGTGGTGCAGCGTGACCAACACTGATGATGCCGTGCAGTTCGTCAAAGGATATAGCAGCGGCGATGAGTACGAGGTGCTGGAAATCGGTCTTTATAGTACTCTTGCCGAGCAGGTGCGCTATAGGCAGAACGAATCCCGCAATAACGCCGCTAAGAAGCAGGAAGAAATAAAGAAAAAAGAGTTGGCAGAACTTGAACGTTTGAAAAGAAAATACGAAAATAATTAACTTATGGGACAATACATCAATAAATCCGCTGTAGTGGCGGAGGTCTATTCGGGCCGAACCATCGATAATATCATACAGCAGCTGGAGGCATGCGCCAAGCATGCGGAGAATAACACCACAACACTTAACTGATATGGAAAAGAGGAAGTACAGGATAAACCGCATCTGGTTTATCGGCGAGGATGGAGAACGGAAGTCTAAAAAGGTTTCCGTCGTCGTCCATGACATCGAGACGCACAGGAAGAAACTGCAGAAGGAGGGGTGTGCGAAAGTACGCTTCTCCTACGAGGAGATGTAAAAAAGCAGCCCAAGGAACCGACCTCAAGCCGCCTTTGTCGTTAGCACTGCAAAGGTAACTAAAAATCTTGACAATGGAAACAATCAAAAACAAATTTAACATTTCCGAGATGATCAGGAGCATCAAGGAAGCAAGAGAAGAGCTCAGAAGGGCTGAATGCGCAGAGAATAGTCTCTGCTTTCCCATGCTGACGGACTACTCGCTGATACCTGAGCTATACAAGATATTCTGCGAGGAGAGTGGCGGGTTGAAGCCTGGCGACGGCAGAAAGGTGTTCATCTTCATCATCCAGTACCTCTACGCTCCCCGTAATCTATTTGGCTGCAGGATGCCCAGCGGACTGCGGACGGCCCTCTCCAGTGTGATGGGAATTCGTTCACACAGCGTGCTCACGAGAAGCGCGTCCGAAACACTGCACAACTACAGGATATACTCCAGCTTCCGCGATGAGGTCAACAGCATCTTTTCGAAGATGATGGAGAGGGTAGATCAGATACAAAAACAGGCCGAAGCATGAACGCCCGGCCTGTTCTAGTCTCGCATCTTTATTATCACTTCCTATGCACTTCAAGCACCCTGCCGATGTGATAGGCTATCTGCCAGAACGCGTATAGGTTGCCCCTGATCATGTTGGGGATGAACCTGTACCCGTCTACTTCGACAAGGGCGGTGTCTCGTTCCTTGGCGTAGCCCACTGCCAGGTATAGCCTCTTGTACGGATACGGCTTGAAGGGAAAGTTACCCCCATTATAGTCGTCGACGAAATACTCCTTACCCGGGTCTGTATGCTCCTCGTCGAGAACATACGAGCCCTTGACGGGCTTGCCGTTCTTGCCGATTACCTTCAGCAGATACCTGTTTGCGGTAATGCCCTCCTTGATTTCCCGGTACTCTTCTTTCTTGGATCCTTCGACGATCTGGTCGAAGTACACCTGCTTGATTGGCAGGTAGAGCGTGTCTTTGTCTAGCGTCATAAGCTTTTTGTTTGCCAAATAATATTATTGTGATATTCCCTCTTTCCATTCGGCAAAGTTACGTTTAGCGACGGCTGAAGAAGTCTGATGATCATTTGCTCTGCCGTTCCACAAGTACTGTCACATCGCATTATGATATAAGCCTTGAATGATTTACACTCATCATATATTGATTGCATCTTCTTTGAGTTGTGGCGGTTTTGAGATAATGCCCAGTAGTGCAAATAGATGCGATTCTTAACCTGCGCAGAAGAACCGACATACAGATCGCTCCCAAATTGCAGTGCATACACGTCCTTCTCGCATTTCGTAAGATTAACGTCCTCGAAAGAGAGTTCACCGTTCTCACATTTCGCCAGCAGTGTAAAAGATTCTAAATCAATTTCCCTTGGCTTATAATTCAATCGCTCATTCTTACCGGGCAGTGCCATCTTTTTCCACTTTTAGTGTAATTACCCTTCCGCAGTATGGGCAAGCGATCGCAGACGACTTCGGTGCACTTGGCGAAGATACCAGGTCGTCGATTGTGCAGTTCAATTTCTCTGCTATTACCTGCAGCTGCTTCAGCTTCACGTTATCACCATTGTCTATCGTTCTCAGAAAAGAAGGATAGCTTTTCAATCCTAGCTCGTTGAATATATCTATCAAAGATATACCAGCTTCTTTCGCGCGTTCTCTTATATATAGTTTCATAATGTTGTGAAATTTTCTGCAAAGATACAAAACAAATTCGAAAATTATCTTTAAACAATATAATATTTAAAATCTTTTAAGAAATAATGAATTTTGAATGTTATTTGTTAAACTATCTTTAAAAGATATATTTTCTTGCCAAAATATTTGCAAGTTATCTTTAAAAGATATATCTTTGCAATGTGATTCAAACAAAGAATTCTAACAACTTAAAAAATTATACTATTATGGCAACGACAAGAAGAAACGACCTTCAGGGGTTCAACACAGGCAAGAGCCTGAGCGAGAGTATTAACGACGTGATGAAAGAGTAGAGCTCGCGCAACACGAAGCGCACAAAGCTTATTAAATTAGGTTTGCGTGCAGGTGACATCGAGTACATCTTCTCACAGTATGCAACGACAACAGTGCGCAAGAGCGCATTCGATTTCTCAAAGCTCACTTTCGGCGTAGAGATTGAGTGCTACAACTGCGACAGAACTGAGCTCATAGATTCGGGTAGAGCAAATGGTCTCGACATCTTCTCAGAAGGCTACAATCATCGTGACAACAAGAGCTACTTCAAAATCGTGTTTGACGGCTCGCTGACTGGCGAGAACTGCAACGAGGTTGTATCACCTATCCTTAAGGGTCAGAAGGGCATGAACAGCCTGAAAGCTCTCTGCAAGGCCCTCGAAAGTGTAGGCGCAAGAGTCAATCGCACATGTGGCCTTCATGTTCACATCGGCGCTTCTGCAATCAGCGACGCCCACTATTGCAGACTCGTTCGTAACTATCAGAAGATAGAGCGCGTTATCGACAGCTTCATGCCTGAGAGCAGAAGGGCCGACAACAACTGCTACTGCCGTTCACTCTCTCGCCTCGACTTCTCTGACTGCAACACGAAGGTGCAGGTGTTCAGAGTGACAAGCGACAGATACTACAAAGTGAACATGGCACCTGCCTACGCTCGCCACAGAACCATTGAGTTCAGGCAGCACAGCGGCACCACCGACTATGAGAAGATATCGAACTGGGTGATGTTCTTGACAAAGCTCGTCGAGTACAGCTACGAGAAAGAAATCACAGCATGCGAGCGCATCGAGGACATACCCTTCTTGACCTCTAGCGAGAAGAACTATTTCATCAACCGTCGCGAAGCCCTTCGATAAGGGCTCGCGGCACTAACAGAGCAACAACCCATTAAGCAGACGATACTATGTGTGTAATTTGTGTAAAGCCAAAGGGCGTTCAGATGCCCTCGCGCGAGATACTTCGCGCTATGTACCAGGCCAACAGCCACGGGTGCGGATTCTGCACCCCTACCATGTACTTTCGTGGACTCTCATTCGATTCGTTCATGCAAAAGATTCGAAAGGTGAGCATCGATGAGCCTTGCATCATGCACTTTCGCCTTGCCACTCATGGTAGCGTGAAGCGAAGCAACTGCCACCCCTTCTACGATGCCGACTCGGACACATACTTCGCCCACAACGGCATATTGAACATTCACCCTGCAGGTGACAAGACAGACAGCGAGACAGCCTTCAGAGACATCTTTGTGCCTTACATCAAGGCATACGGATTCGACAGCGACGACACACGCTACGCCATACGGCAGGTGAGGGCGAACACGGGATCGAAATTTGCGTTCTTGCAGGGCAGCGAGCTGCATCTGTACGGTGACTTTCAGAGGTTCGCAGACTGTCCGGGCTGCTTCTTCTCTAACCTTCGCTTCACCTACTACATCTACGAAATGCGTATATTTAGGCACAATATGGATGTATAAGATTGAAAGAACGGGCTATTTTGCGACCTACAAAGGTATTGTCGCAAAATAGCCCTCAGTAATATGGTACGAAAAATGAAAAATAACTAACTTTGCCGTATATCGCGGATTGGAGCAGACGGTCAGCTCGCTACTTTGACTTGGTAGAGGTCTCAGGTTCGAATCCTGAATCCGCAACGAAACGGCAGCAACAGAAAGAATCATGAAGGTATTAACACTATCCATCAAGCAGAAGTATTTCGACGAGATACTCGCCGGTAAGAAGACGAAAGAGGTGCGAGAGATACGCCCCACTAACGCCAAGAAGTACGTGAAATACGAGTGTGGCGGCAAAGAATACGACGCCGACGCAGAACTACCCGAAGAAGGTGAGATTAGTATCAAGCCGATAAAGTACGATGCCATCAAGTTGCTGACGGGCGCATACACGGGCAAACGCCCCTATGCCCTGGTAGAGTGCAAGGGCGCAGAGATATACATTCTCACAGACGAGAACGGCAACGATATCGCCTACGAATACAAGGGCGAGCAATATCTCGCTTCGCAGATTGAATTCTCACTGGGCAGAGTGCTCGAAAAGCATACTAGTTAACATATATGTCTAACCCTTTAAAATTTCAAGCTGAGTCAGAATCGCAGTAGGTACAAGCGCAAGAGCGAGCCGTGGCGTCATCGGCCGTCGCTCGTTCACAGGCGGTAGCGGTCAGTTCATGACCCGACGCCAAAAGTATGGCGAAGTCCGCCGAGGTCTAGGTCTCTCAGGCGGCTAAAGCCATGATCATCGAGACGACGATAAAGAGTATTGCAGCCGTCAGGCAGAAGTCTGATAGCTGCATACTCTTTTGTTCTCTCGGCAAGGACAGCCTCGTATTGCTGGACATGCTCTACCCGCGTTTCGATCGCGTCGTGTGTGTGTTCATGTACTTCGTGAAGGGACTCGACCACATCGAGCGATGGGTCGGCTGGTTGAGGGCCAAATACCCCCGAGTCGAATTCGTGCAGGTGCCGCACTGGAACCTCACCTACATCCTTCGGAGCGGCATGTACTGCGTGCCAAATCCGAACGTGAAGCTGCTGAAGCTTGCAGACGTGGTGAAGGCCATGCGCACGAAATACGGCATCGAATACGTGTTCCTAGGCATGAAGAAGGCAGACGGCATGAACCGCAACCTGATGCTGAAGGGATATGAGCAGCATGGCTACGAAAACAACGGAATGGTATATCCGCTGGCAGACTGGACGCAGAAGGACATCTTGGCCTACATGCGCCAGAAGAAGCTGCCGCAGCCAGTCCGGTACTCTCTGAAGGCATCCAACGGCGTAGGATTCAACCTCGACTGCTTCCTGTGGCTGAGGGATAACTACCCGCAGGACTTAAAGAAGATCTACAAGACATTCCCAATGAGCGAGCGAATCCTCTGGGAATACGACCAACAACATAAAATCAATTAGCCATTATGAACATAGCAGGAAAGTACCTTCCATCTGTATCGATGGAGCTTTTGCGTTCCCAGGTACACTTCGCTGACTACAACCCCCGAGTTATAGACGATGAGGAGCGCAGGCAACTCAAGCGCGGCATACGCCGCTATGGTATGCTTGGGGGTCTCATCGCCAACAAGCGGACTGGCTACACCATCGTGCAGGGACACCAGCGCATCAGCGTGATGGACGAGATAGTGAAGTTCGACCCCGAGACGAAGGAGAATGACTACACCCTGCGTTTCGACGTGATAGACGTTGACCTCAAAACCGAGAAAGAGATCAACGTCCTACTCAACAACAGCAATGCTCAGGGGCGTTATGATGACCAGAAGATGGCGGAACTCATTCCGGATATCAACTGGAAAGATGCGGGGCTCACCGATGCCGACTTGAGTATATTCGGCGTTGACTATCTTCTGCAGACGGAGGATGAGGTCAAAATCTCCAAAAGCCTCGACGACATGATGGCAGAGGTAAATGCAGACCATGAGGCCGAGATGCAGCAGCGCAAGGCCGAGCGCGAGCTGGAGCGTGCCAGGAAGGTCGCCCACATGAAGGAGGTCAAGCAGCAGGTGAAAGAGTCCGCCATCAGGCAGGCCGAGAACATGGAGGCATACGTCATGCTGTCCTTCACCGACTTCGATGCCAAGGCAGCATTCATGGAGCGGTTCGGATACTCTCCCTACGAGAAGATCATCAAGGGCGAGGTGTTCGATGAACAGGTGGAACGTGTAGAATAACAGGATGGTAAGGGTTAAAGAGATAGATGAGCGATTCGAGAGACAGCTGGCGAGTTTCACGCCCAGTAACGCCAATCGTGTCACATTTCATCTCGGAAGGCCGTCAAACAAAGTCCGTTCTGCTGGAGTTGCCGACAAACCTATACGTTTGTATGGAAACAAGCTAATGGCAAAGATGAATAAGCACGGATTTCGGAAAAGCGAAATAAGAGGTCTTTCCAAAGCGGTCAGAAACCCAATCGCAGTATTTAAGAACAAAGATAGAAACGGCGCTTATTCGGTATTGACGACATTAAAGACACGGGATGGTAATTTTCTCGTTACCCTTGATCTCGGAAAAGGTGGCGATGCTGACTTAAATATGATTTCGTCAATATTCGGAAAGAATGGTGTAAGTGTCGTAGGCTGGATAAACAAAGGGTATTTGCGATATGTTGACAAAAAGAAAGCCCTCAATTATCTGCACTCAGCCGCACCAATCGCGGCAGCCTCAGACAATCAAGGGCTTATTTCTGCTGCAAAGATAGTAAAAAGATTCAAGAACAACAAAATTTCTGGCAGTATTTTATCAAATGCCGTCCAATAAAAACAAAGTTTAACAATTAAAACATAATTGCCGAGTCAGAAGAAAGAGTATAAACGATCTGGTAAGCCAAGCAAACAGAATTGCGTCACGTGGCGATGCAAGGAGAACACATGCGTCGGAAGCCATCCTGAGTAGATACCGGAGGAATATCCAGAACGCAAGAGGCACCCAGTTCTGGCGTGGTAATATCATGTCCGAAGTTAGCAGAAGATACTCCCGTAAAACATATATGGGACTCTCTAACGGATAACAACTAAACACAATCCCATGCGAAAGCGAACAGGAGAACCGAAGAAGATTGGAAGGAAACCAAAGTTCGACTATACGGGCGAGGAATTCCTGAAGCAAATCTCCAGTCTGGCCAGCAAAGGCTATACGGACAAGGAGATCGCATACAGCATTGGATTGAACGGGTCAACGTTCAGCGAGAAGAAGTCTGAGCACCCCGAAATCGCCGAAGCACTTTCCCGTGCACGGGCTCATACCAACACGATAGTACGTGCCGCGTTCCTGAAGACAGCCCTCGGCGGGCGCATCGTCCGCACTACGCAATACGTCCAGAAGAGGTGCGAGTGCAAGGGTCAGGACAAGGAATGTCCCATCTGCGACGGCACTGGCTGGATAACTCCCGACCAGCACAAGGTTGTCACCGAGACGGAGCTAGCCCCCAATCTGATGGCGCAGCAGCGCTGGCTAATGAACTATGATACGGAGTGGAAGAACAGGGTTACCGGTGAGTCTGATGATAATGGCAACTCCTTCGAGGGCTTCGACATCGAGGTCACTTTCAACAAAAAGGAAGACCTAGAGCTTCAGGAACGTATTAAGAAGAAGGAAGAATGAAAAGGAAGCTGAATGTTACTCCTATATTCTGGAGAATGACACAGGCACGCGCGACGGGACGTTTTAACGTGTATGTGTTCGAGGGCGGTAGTCGAAGCAGCAAGACTTACTCCCTCATCCAGTTCTTCCTTGAATGGGCTGCGAGAAGCAGGGAGACGAAGCGAATCATCATCTCCCGTAAGAAGGGCACCTGGCTCTATGCGACCGTGTGGCATGACTTCGAGAAGATATACACCGAGATGGGTCTGATGGGTATGGTTCACGTCAACAAGTCACTCCACACCGTCAGGCTTAATAACTTTACGTTCGAATTCGTAGGATTGGACGACGTGCAGCGCTTACACGGTCTGACCTGCGACATCTTCTGGATTAACGAGGCTATGGAGGCGAGCAAGGACGACTTCGACCAGCTTGAGCAGCGATGCGCGGAGTTCGCGGTGCTGGACTATAACCCAACCGCCGAAGAGCACTGGATATACGACAATGTATGCAGTCGCGAAGACTGCTACTTCGACCACTCTACGATGCTCGATAATCCGTTCATCCCCGACAACATGAAGCGCAAGATACTCTCCTATGAGCCTACGGAGTACAACTATGCCAACGGCACCGTAGACACGCGCAAGTGGAAGATATACGGCCTCGGTGAGCGTGCGAAGATAGAGGGACTGATATTCGACTATAAGATTATCGATGAGATTCCGTTCTGGGTGAAGCAGCGGTGGCGCGCCATCGACTTCGGATTCACGAACGACCCGACGGCCATAGAGACGGTAGGCTTCTACAAGAACGCACTGTACATCGACGAGGAATGCTACCGCACCGAAATGCTGAACTCCGACATCATTCGCGAAATCAAGCGACAGCCCGAGGGCATGACACGCAAGTGCTGGGCAGAGAATGCGGAGCCGAAGACGGTGAGGGAGATACGAAACGCCGGCATCCCGATCCTCGCCACGAAGAAAGGTGCAGGCTCCGTCGTGGACGGCATCCAGTTCATGCAGGGTTTGCAGATATATATCACGTCGCGCTCGGTGAACGTGAAGAAGGAATTCGACAACTATACATGGGCGCAGGACAAGGACGGCAGGTGGCTCAATGTCCCAGTGGACGACTACAACCATGCTATCGACGGAGTCCGCTACGTGTGCTATAACGAGTTAATGGGCAAAAAGAATAAGAACGGCACCCAAGATGCAGTTTTGGCTGCGGCCTGGGGGCATTAAACAGGACAAGACAATGAATACACCGAAGAATTTACAGGAAGTGCTTGCCATCGAGGACATCGCCACGAAGATTGCCTACCTGAAGAAGGGAAGGCGCACGGAGATGCCGAAAGTGGATCAGCTGCGAGACGATTGGGAACCACTCCGCCATGACATCATGGACGAGAAAAAGGTTGCGAAGGTAAAGGTGCTCACGAAGCTGCCGCGTGATGAATACGACGAGAAGACTGGTGTGACACACCACTACGATGCGGAGTACCAGGAGAAAGAACCGAACCGTATCGCCCTACCCATCGAGCAGGATATCGTGAACATTCAGACGGCATTCACCGTCGGTATCGAGCCGAAGATGAACTGCGAGCCCGAAGACAGTGAGGTCTCCCTGCTAGAGGCACTGAAGAAGACGATGAAGGCAAACAAGATAAAGTACATGAACCGCAAAGAGGTGCGTGCCCTGCTGTCGGAGACGGAGTTTGCCGAGTACTGGTATGCGGTCGATGACGAAGGCTTCTGGAAGAAGATATTCAAGAAGATGGCTAAGACGCTTGGCATCGAGGTGCAGCCGAAGAAGAAGCTTAAATGTGCAATTTGGTCTCCATTCCTCGGCGACAAGCTATATCCGTTCTTTGATGACAACGGGGACTTGGTAGCGTTCTCCCGCGAGTTCAAGCGGAAAGACCTCGACGGGGTAGAAGTCACCGTCTTCATGACACTCGTCGGCAAGAAGATATACACATGGGAGATATCCAACGGCGGCTGGAAGCCGAACGATGCCGGCACCTTCGAGCATGAGTTCAGCAAGATGCCAGTCCTGTACTGCTGCAGGGGAAAGGCATACTGCGAGAACATCAGGGCCACGAGGTCGCGCCTAGAGAAGTGCCTCTCGGGCTATGCCGATTGCATCGACAACCATTTCTTCCCGAAGCTCCTGCTCTTCGGCGAGCTCGACAACATCTTTGCTGGCGACATCCGCAATCAGATGCTTCAGATGACGGGAGACGGTGCCAATGCACAGTACCTCACCTGGAACCAGTCTGCCGACCCTGTGAAGGTGGAGATTGACACGTACTTCAACCAGTGCTATGCCCTGACGAATACGCCGCGCATCAGCTTCGACCAGATCAAGGGCACGACTGCCCTGAGCGGTGTCGCCTTCCGATACGTGTTCATGGCTGCACACATGGCCGTGGAGAATCACGGCGAGCTGCTTGGCGAGTTCTTCCAGCGAAGGGTGAACTTCCTCGTCTCCGCGCTCGGCGACATCAATGCCTCCCTAAAGGAAGCGGCAAAGACCATTGATGTAGAAGTGGAGATTGTGCCGTACATCATCGACAACGACAATGACAAGGTCACGATTGCCGCCGCTGCCGTGTCAGGCGGTGTGTGGTCGACAGAGGCGGGAGTCGCCTACTGTAACAACTACGGCCCAATCAAGGACGAGCTCGACAGGATAAAAGAAGAAAGGGATGCCATACTGGCCTCCAAACAGACACAATAATTCTCTTATCAACAATAGTCTAAAGAATGCGGCTGCCTGCGAAGGTGGCCGTTTCTCGTTATTTTGCGACCTTTGAAGATATTGTCGCAAAAGAAAAAAGCGATTGCTTCCACGGCATTTTTTAATGCGCTAAATTTGTGTTGTTTTTAATAAATCGCAAATCAAGATGAACATCTATGAACAAATTCTGGCAGGACTGCAAACTAAGTTTCAGGGTGCAGATGCCGCAACCCTCCAGCGTATCGCAAGCAAGAAGGCTGAGGGTGTAACGGACGAGTCGAAGGTAAAGGGTATCGTTGAATCCGTGACCTTCTCGGACGTAATGACGAACTATGGTGACTTCCGGGCTAACGGTGCATCGGTGACTGCAAAGAAGAACGCTATTGCGGACTACGAGAAACAGCACAACCTGAAGGACGGAAAACCTCTCGAAGCTCAAGATCCGGAACCAGACCCCAAACCAGACCCGAAGCCCGATCCCGAACCGAAGGACATGGCCACCGCTATCGCAGCGGCTCTCAGCAATGCGCTGAAGCCCATTAGCGACCGTCTTGACAAGATGGAGGGTGATAAGCAGAGGGAGCTGTTTGACAAACGGGTTGATGACGTGGCAAAGAGTTTCGGCATTCCCGAGTATGCCTACAAGGGAAGAACCATCGATCCTGCAACCGACTTGAACGTGTTCTTCACGGACTTGAAGCAGACGATGATCAACCAAGGTTACAAGTTCCCGACCGCTTCCCAGTCTGGCGCCGCCGACGACAAGCCCGGCGAAACACTTGCAGGCTGGACGAAAGAGGGAACTACAAAATTAACTGAACAAAACAACAAGTAAACAATGGCAGCAGGTACAACGTACAACCTCACTCCGGATTACCAGCCCCGTGAGTTCTACCGCGTTGAGACTGGCGTACGCAAGAGCGGCCCTTGGAAGCTGAACACCGAAAACCTCGTTGACGGTTCGTTCCTTCCTCCGTTCACTCCCGTAGAGGCCAACCTCAAGACGCGTGTTGTTACTGTCGTCCGCAACGTCAAGGTTGTGGAAGCCTATACCAACGGTGAGAATGCCCTGAGCATCAAGATTGCCAAGAACTCGCTGGCTTATGTCGGCATGCACATCGGCAACGGCACCAAGGGTGCAACCGTTTCGGCCATCGACAAGAGCAACGAAAACTATGATGTGCTGACCATCGCAGCAGCCTTTGGAGCAAACATTGCCGCTGGCAAGATTCTCTTTGAGGCAACAGCAGCCGGTGGTACCTCTAAGAAGAACAAGGCCAACTTCGTGCTGTATGACCGCAAGAAGGTCGAGGTCGGCAAGATTGTTCTTGTAACCCTTCTGATGCAGGCCTACGAGGTCAAGGAAGACAAGCTCATTCTTCCCATCCACGACCTCGACAAGGAAGGTCTGACTTCTCGTTTCCAGTTTGAGTAATCCTTAATACGCCTACAGAATATGGAAAGACTGACTATTTCAATGCTTTTTGACAACCCCGTCATTGCGGCGGCTGTCATTGACCGTGTACTGCAGACACGTGAGGATAATATCTACTGGCAGCAGTACGGACGCTTCCTAGAGACGCGTACCCGCATCTTCAAGACCTATCTCGGCACTGTCACCGGCGTTCGCGCTGGTAGCATCATCGGGCAGCATGACAAGAAGCCCACCCAGGAGCGCAAGACCCTCGGAAACGGCATCACGGAGATTGCCTACCTCGGCGACCGCTATCAGATTGACGTGGCCCGCATGTCCGACCTGCAGGATATCGTTGACAAGTTCAACGCCGCAGACGACAACGGAAAGCGTGCCGTGTGGGATGAGATCGTGAACTTCATCTACGACGACTATCGTCAGGTGCTCCTCATGGCGCACAAGCGCATGGATATCGTGGTGGGTTCTCTCATCATGACCGGTAAGGCCGAAGTACGCCTCGCCGACAACCCCGACGGTGAGAAGATGCTCGACATCGAGCTCCCGTTCCACAAGATCACGCCCGCAGCCGCCGACAAGGCCAACTTCATTACCTACCTGCAGCGCAAGGTCGCAGCCCTCCAGCCGCAGTACGGTAAGTTCCAGAAGATGGTCATGAGCCGCGGCACGTTCGTGAAGGACATCATCGGCTCGTCCGAGTTCAGCTCGACGTTCCAGATGCTTCTCGGAAAGGAGCGCTTCAACCTCGCAAGCGGCCTGATCACGTCGCAGATGGCCTCTGATGTCTTCACGGGCATCGGCCTTCCTGCTATCGAGATCAAGGAGGACTACGTCGAGAACCAGCACGGTGACAATGTTCAGATCTACGCTGACAACCGTATCACCCTCCTGCGCACCGACGATATCCTTCGTATGCGCCACCACACGCCCTACCGTGTGAAGAATCCTCTCCGCGACCGCACGTACAACCGTGTGCAGAATGATGGCGACCTGCTCATCAACAGCTACGAGGACGAGGAAGGACGCTACCTCGAATACGAGGCCGAGTGGATTCCCGAGTTCATCGCTCCCCAGAAGATCGTGAACCTCGACCTCTCGACCATGAACGCCTAAGCATCTTCTGTATGACCGTACTCGAAGCATTAAAGGCGCAGGTGCAATATCCGCTCCCTCCCGATTTCTTTTCATCCGTCATGAAGGAGAGAGGTCTCGAGGGAGGCGGGATATGTACGAAGGAGATTCTCACATCGAAGAGCTTCAAGGGTGCCAAGGCTGACTGCATCCGGCAGATTATCCTCTACCCCAACAGCATCTCCGAGGGCGGGATGTCCATCTCTAAGGCTACCGAGAATGCGCTGAGGAAAGAAGCCAACTTCCTCTACAGTCAGATTGGAGAGGAGCCGTTGGACGAGAACAAACCAAGAATCAGGTTTCTATAATGTTGGATTTCAGACCGCACAGATTGGAAGTCGTCACCTTCACAGATGGAGGCTTTGACGAAAACGGTGTTCCTCTCCCTGATACCCAGAGCGTTGAGACCATGCACTGCCATATTGCATCCGACAGGCAGGCAGAGCAGATGCGATACCTTGACGGCGTTAGCTTCAACTACTCCTACATGATCTATCTTGACAGTGACTGCAGGAAGTTCGAGAGGGGCGAGCAGATAAGGCTATACAATTTGGACGGTGAGATTATCAACGACAAGAAGTTTGAAGTATTGGGCTTCTTCAGACATCAGCTGAATGCACATCTATGGGTATGAAGATTACACAACAGAGCATTGCCAGGGTATGCAACTACCTCGGCTCCGCTAACGAAGCGGTAGAGACGGCCTGCGCGGAAGTCTATGCCGAAGCTGGCGCGTATATCGTCGACAGTATCCGTAGCGGCAGGATGAGCGACTGGGATGACCAAACGGGAAACCTCCGCTCGTCAATCGGCTATGTCGTATGTGTGAAAGGTAGGGTCGTAAAGATGTCTGACTTCAGTATCGTAAGGGAAGGTGCAGAAGGTGCGAGGAAGGGCAGGGAGCTGGCCGAAAGGCTTGCCCGCGAACTGTCCTCGCGTGACATGGCTCTCATCATCGTGGCCGGTGAGGAATATGCCGTCTACGTGGAAGCCGTCGAAGGCAAGGTTGTCCTTTCTTCCGCCTATATCCATCTCGAACGTACGATGCCGTCGATGCTAAAGGAAAGAATCAGGAAAGTGCTGAGCGATTATGAAAACAGACATTGATATCCAGCAGGACTTGTTCCGCTACATCTCGGCCTCCGACATCAAGGATGCCATCAGCGGCGAGGTGCGCTATATCCCCCGTCCGAAGCTTGCGAAGACAGAGGACTGCGTCATCACCGTGCTTGACAACGTGAACGGACAGAAGCAGGATGCCATCGTCAATGTCAACATCTACGTGGCGAACATCTCCAACAGGGGTGGGTCGGTGGCAAACATCCCCAGGCTTCAGACGCTGGCGGAGCTGTGCTCCACAGTCCTCGAAGATGTCTATATCGACACTTACTGGTTCAGACTCTCTAAACAGCGAATCCTGCCCGTAGAAGGCAAGGATGAGTATGTAATCAACAATAAACTGATGTATAAAAATTCAAACGATAAGTAACTATGTCACAGAAAATCATTGGCTGGGGAAAGTGCCAAGCTAAGCACACCCCCTCCGGGCAGGGCGCAACGGCTGTAACGCACAATGACATCGTTGAAGGCTCCACCGCTCTCTCCGTAGAGGAGGGTGAGGAGCAGGAGGCCCTCATCGAAGGCGGCGAGGCAGAAGCCCGCAAGCGCAAGCCCGATAAGTATATCCTCGAATACGAACGTCGTATCGGAACAGCCGCAGAGGTCACTCCCGGCTTCACCGAGGATGCAGGAAGCGTAGAGATTGAGCCCGAGAGCACTGGCGCCATAGGCGTCTCGCTGACGGGTGTTTCTCTGTACATCTCGCTCTCCTTCGACTCCACGGACGGCTTGAAGGCACACTACACCTACAAGACCAAGGGTGCGACGGATGACAACGGTGCCCTCACTGACATCTCCCTGGCAGCCAAGTCGTAGTATTCGTGTAACCTTTGCCGCTCGGGTCAAAGGGCGGCACATGGGGTTGTAGCTCAGTTGGGAGAGCACCTGCCCTGCAAGCAGGGGGTCGTCGGTTCGAATCCGGCCTTCTCCACATGGAAAAGAAGAATGATAGCATCAAATACGAGCTTGCGGACATCATCATTGAGAAGCCGCATGTTTTTTCGGTCGGACGGAAGCAGTACAAGCTATATCCTGTCACATTGGCGAAATCCTTTCTGCTGAAGCGGTATATAGACAAGTTGCCCATCGACATCGACGTGCTGAGGACGCATCCTTATTTCGAGACCCTCCGTCTTGTCGGTGTAAACAAGAAACTGTGCTGTCAGATTGTTGCCATCCACGCCACGCCCAACACATATCGCGATCTTTACAACAGCAAGGTAATTGCCGAGAAGCGCAATGCCTTCTGTAAGATGACGGATGAAAACCTCGCCTCCCTACTTATCTATGCCCTGAACTCGGACAAGACAGAGCAGGTCATGCAGTATCTCGGCCTGGACAAGGAGCGGGTACGCATGAACAAGGTTATCGAGGTGAAGGCCAAGAACAACAAAAACAACCTCACGTTCGGCGGCAAGAGCATCTTCGGCCTGTTTATCGGCCAGCTCCGTGAAATGGGCTACACGGATAACGAAATCCTCTATGAGCGCGGCTATTCGTTCTTGCGCCTGATGCTGGCAGACAAGATAACATCGATATATGTCACGGATGAAGAATACAAGTTGCTTCCTGCAGACGCAGACCCGAATTGTGTAGACGGAAACGACCCGTCTTCATGGGATAAGTTGAAGGCCCGCCTAAAGGTCGGCGGCGTGAAGTTTAACGATTAAGATACTGCCACATGGATAATGAACTGAGAGTTAAGGTTACGGCCGACGATACCGGCTTCGCCGCTGCCATGAGTAGGACGCAGGAAAGTGTGCGTCGTACGGCAAGGCAGGTGGAGGAGAGCGGTATGAGCATGGAGAAGACTTTCGACCGCATAAAAAGAGCCGCGACCATCTCCGTGGCAGGCATCGGCATACAAGGCCTTATTTCCGATATCATTCGTGTCAGGGGAGAGTTCCAGAAGGCAGACACAGCCATTCAGACCATGCTCGGCTCGAAGGAGAAGGCCGACGAGCTCCTTTCCAAGGTCAGGGAATATGCGAAGATATCACCGCTAGAGTTCGGTGACATCACTCGTGTCACACAGATGATGCTCGGCTTCAACATCGAGGCTGAGAAGGTGCCAAAATTCATCAAGGCAATCGGCGACGTTTCTATGGGTGAGGGTAGTAAGTTCAACTCCCTCGCACTTGCATTCTCGCAGATGTCTGCAGCTGGAAAGCTCATGGGTCAGGATTTGAACCAGATGATCAATGCAGGTTTCAACCCCCTCTCGGTCATGGCTGAGAAGACTGGCAAATCCATTGCAGAGCTGAAGGAGCAGATGTCAAAGGGAGCCATTACGGCCGAGATGGTGCAGCAGGCATTCATCGATGCCACATCCGAGGGCGGCAAGTTCTTCAACATGTCGGAGAATGCCGCCAAGGCGATAGAGGGTCAGATTTCCATGCTTCATGACGCTATGGATGCCATGTTCAATAATCTTGGCACGAAGGGCGAGAGTGTTATCGTCGACAGCATCAGTGCCGCGACGAATCTCATCGAGAACTACAAGGAAGTTGGAAGCGTTATAGCAGACCTCGTCATCGCCTACGGCTCATACAAGGCCGCTCTGCTCATCCTGACGGGCATCGAGAAGGTGCATGTCTATTGGCAGGGACTCGAAAAAGAGGCGGCCATGATGAATACTCTCGCCAATGCAGGAGAGACCGGCTCTGTTAATGCGTTGACCATAGCTAAGCTGCGTCTCACGTCGGCCACAAAGAAGCTGACGGCCACGATGATGGCAAATCCCTATGTAGCAATAGGAGCCGCCATCGCCGCATTTACCGTTGCCATCTACAAGGCGACGACGGCCACCGATGCATTCGACGAAGCGCAGGAGAGGCTACAGGAGAAATCCAAGGAGAATGAGGCTGGTGTCCTGAAGGAGGTCAACCGCCTTGAAGAGCTGAATAGAAAGCTGCAGGAATGCGAGAAGGGCTCCGACCAATACAAGAAGGTCAAGCAGAGTATTATTGACCAATACGGCCAGTATTACAAGGGGCTTGATGACGAAATCGAGAAGGTCGGCAACCTCTCCGGTGTATATGACAAGCTGACGGAGGCCATCAGACGTTCGATAGGTGCCAGGAATCTCAAATCGTTCTACGATCAAGAGATGGACAACTACGACAAAATAGTTTCAGGCAAACTCGACAAGGCATATAAGGCGTTGAAGGAAAAATATGGCGACTCCGAGGGCTCACGCCTATACCACAACCTCTACAGCGAGACCATTCTCGGCAAGAAAGGCTCCCTCTCCTCAGAGGATATCGGGAAGCTGCGAAATACCACTTTCTTCGATGTCCGATGGGGCAAGAATGCGAAAGACGGACTTGTGGATGTTCGCGCCAGCATTGATGACCTCCGCGAGGATATCTACGACACAAAGGCTGCGTCCGACAAAGTCCTGAAAGAGTACAAGGATATGTACGAAATCACCGATGAGGAGTGGAACGAAGCCTTAAACCCGTCACCGACGACTACCCCGACAAAACCCACGACACCCACCACGCCGAAGAAAGGTGGCAAGGGAGGCGACAATCTGGATAAGGAGGCAGCGCTTCGCCAGAAGAGATTCGAGCTCAACATGCGTCAGGCCGAAGAGATGGCAAGGCAGGAGCGCGAGACGCTTGCATCCATCAACAAGGCGAAGATTGCTGCAATAGACGACGACGCAGAACGTGAGCGGGAAGAGCAGGCCGAGCAACACCGCCTCGCCCTCCAGGCTATCGATATCAGGGAGGAGGAAATGAAGAAACGCCTCTACGAATACAACAAGAGCGTTTGGGAGGCCAACAACAAGGACTCGAATAAGAAATACTCTGATACGCCCGAGGGGGCTGCAGGATGGCAGGCTATCAAGCTCTCTGAAGCCCAAGTCAGGCAGCTGCAGGCCGAACGAGATGCCGAGGACGCCGTCTACGCACGAAGCATCGAGAACCGTATCAAGAATGAGGAGAGGGCCAATAACGAGGCCATCAACACATACCTGAAGCAGTATGGCGACTACTACCAGAAGCTGCAAGCTATCTATGCTGAAGCCAATGACAAGATTCGCGAATATGAGGAGCAGCTTGCCAACGCTCAGGATGACATCGCACGTCAGGCCGCACAGGCTCGTATCGACACGGTGAAGGCTGAGACAGAACAGGAGGTAGAATCACTCGACCAGCAATATGGTCTTGTCACTCAAAACATGGCCGACTTGTTTGCCGACGCCTCGCAGAAGTCCGTCATCTCCATTCAGAAGATTATCGAGAAGTATGAAGCACTCATCCGCTTCATGCAGAGCAAGAACGGCACAATCTACGACTCTACTGGCAAGGCTGTCGATGTAGGCACCAGCAATGTCACAGCCGAAGACCTGAAGAACCTCGGCTTCTCCGACGCTGAGATTGCCAAGGTGAATGATGGCACCATCAGTATCAAAGAACTCACCGACAGACTCCGTGAATTGAAGGGCGAACTGAAGGAACGGTCTCCCTATCAGTCTTTCATCGGAAACATGAAGAACGTCATCAAGCTCTTTAAGGATGCGAAGAATGCCGACAACATGGGAGAGGCAATCGGTGCCATGTGCAGCGAGATACAGAGTTTCCTTCCGTCTGTCAAGGAGTTCGGACAGAATATTGCCAACATCTTCAACTTCGACGACAGCAAGATTACTGCTGCCATTGACGGCCTCGATGGTCTGATAACCGCTGGGCAAGGTGTCGGCCAGATTATGAGCGGTGACGTTGTGGGCGGTGCTATGGCTGCCGTCAATGGCATCTCCAAAGTTGTTGACGCTCTCGACGGTGCATTCGGTGCCGACTATACCCAGTACAACAAGATGGTGGATGAGTACAACAAGCTCATCGCCGTGTGGGACGACCTTATCGGGAGGAAGTCGGAGTACATCGAGATGTCGTATGGCCCGGAGGCCAATAAGGTAGGACAGGAGGCCATCGACATTGTCAACCGGCAGATAGAAGCTTATCAGAAGCTTGGAAAAGAGCGTTTGAACGCAGGAGCTTCTGCTGGCTCCCACTCTATCGGTGTCCGAATGACGAAAGACATGAGTTCGGACGATTGGAAGAATATTGCGAAGGCCCTAGGAACGACCGTTGACAGGGCAAAGAGCCAACTCGGCGGCAGGTTAACAGGTCTCTTCGACATGACTACCGACCAGCTGAAGAAGCTGCAGGAGGAAGCGCCCGAGTTTTGGGCAAAGATGGACGAGGATGTGCAGAAGTATCTACAGGGTATCATCGACGGCACGGAGAAGATAGAGGATCTGCAGCGACAGTTGCAGGAACAGCTCACCTCCACCACGTTTGACAATCTGAAGTCCAACTTCGCCAATACGCTGTACGATATGAAGTCCACGGCAGAGGACGGAGGAAAGGGAATCAGCGAAGCCCTCTTCAGGTCTATCGTCGACAACTTCATCCTGGGCTCGGAGTTTGACACCTGGCTCTCGGAGTTTTATAAGAAATGGGCTGACAAGATTGGCTCGGGCACCATGACCAAAAGGGACTGGGACGAGTACAACGACGAGTACCAAAGGGAAATGGCCAAGAAGATTGCAGAACGCGATGCATGGGCATCTGCCATTGGCTATACCGACAAATCCGTCTACGAGCAGAAGGCTACAACGGGAGGGTGGACTGCAATGGGGCAGGACACCGCCGATGAGCTGAACGGTCGCTTCACGGCCTTGCAGATGAGTGGAGAGCGCATTTCAGAGGGTGTCATAAACATGCTGGCCACGCTCGAAACGCTTGCATCGTTCGGTAGTGACAACGGCAGGACGCTCGCTGAAATCCGCAACCTCATGGTGACGAATAACGCATATCTCGAGGACATCCTCGGAGTGAACAAGAAGATGCGCGATGAGTTTAATACGAAACTTGACAAGATAAGCACAAACACGAAGTGATATGATAGAACTTACCATCAACAACCATAATGCGTACTCCACATGGGGAATCACCCTTGATGAGACATCGCTCGGTACGCTGATGACACCCCCTCCCGTGAAGGAGAGAGTAAAAAGCACGAGCAGGCTGGAACACGGCGTGCGTGTAGTCACCAATGACACTTCGTATGTAGATTCCCGTGACCTCACGCTACAGCTGAACATCTCTGCCAGATCACAGTCGCAGTTCTTGTCAAGGTACGCATCCTTCTGTCAGGAACTCGCCACCGGCAAGCTCGATATCACCGTACTCGGTACAACATACCATTGCCTGTATATATCGTGCCAGCAGTTCAGTCAGTTCATGCGCGGCATCGGAAAGTTCGTACTCCGCCTTCAGGAGTATAATCCATCTAACAGATCGTAATCATGGCAGCAACTATTGACATCATATCGGGCAACTCGGTGAAATGCCAGGCCGTCTACGAGGCTGGATCAGTTCGACACTTCGAGCTGATGACGGAAGACTATGTACGTCTTGTGTTCAAGTCTGCCGAGAACTTCGCTATCACGATTGGTGACAAGATAACCGTTGACGGCAAAACGTATGTTGTCACCTCTCCGCAGAAGCCGACATTCAACAAAAGCACGGGAGGCTACGATTATGATGTGCAGTTCGATGCGTACTACTGGCTCTACAACAACAAGCTGTTCAAGTTCGAGCCTGCATCGATGCGCAACGAAGCCTCTTTCAGCCTTACCGACACCCTTGCTCATCACATGGATGTTGTCGTGCGGAACCTCGCTGCTTGTGGCCTGGTCTGCACCTACGACATCATGAATAGCGTAGCAGAAGCCGACAAGCATATCTACATCTATTATGACGGTTTGCACATCATAGATGCACTCACTCACATCTGCGAGTCGTTCCATTGTGAGTGGTGGTTTGACGGCGACGTCATCAAGATTGGCAAGGCATATCTCAACAATACCACCACGCAAGATTTCGAGATTGGTGTGAATGTTGAAGACATGGGGTCTGTGAAGAGCAATAGGGAACTCGTCACGAGGCTCTACGCCTTCGGCTCTACCCGTAACATTCCGTTCGACTACCGCAAGAACGACAGCCAGCTACTTCTCAATGGCGTTGTGCAGAAGCGATTGATGCTCCCCGAAAGTTCACCGTTCATTCAAATAAGCGGCATTAACGAAGAGCAAGCCGTTGAGGGTATGGTGTTCTTCGATGACATCTACCCGAAGATGGATAGCACGATTACTTCCGTCGAAATGCGAGAGGAAGAGGTGGAGAGCGAAGGAGTATCAGTAGAAGGAGAAACGGAAGCGACTACCGAGACCGTGCCTATCTACCGCTTCAAGGACTCGTCGCTGACATTCCGTGAGAGCTATGTGCTTCCCGGTCAGACTCTGCAGGTGCAGTTCCAGAGCGGTCTCTTGAACGGCATGACCTTTGACCTCGCCTTCAACCCCGATGGGCTTGCGGAGGATATTCTCGATGAACATGACACAGCAGTTATAAACCCCGATGCGCAAGTCTTCGAGATAGTCCGTAACGACACCTACGGGCTAATGCTGCCGAACGACACCTTGAAGCCGCAGGAACGCAACAAGTTCGTACTCCTTGGCTGGGATGTTCGGAAGATAGAAAGTGGGCTTGGTCTGATAACTGCAGCAGAGCAGGAGTTGAGACAGCGTGCGTCTAACTACATGTCCGACCTGCAGATAGACTCGAACGTGTACCCCTGCACGATGATGTCCGATTACATGTACGGACTCAACGGCACTACGCAGAACCCTGCCTACAGCAAAGTCGACGCGTTCCCTCTCGGCACTCCCGTGAGGCTCATCAATAGCACCTTCTTTGATGGCGGCGCACGCTTGTCGAGAGTCATTGGCTGGGAGTTCAAGCTCGATAAGCCCTATGACGGAGCAATCATCTATGTCGGTGAGTCTGCAACGTACTCATCGAAGCGAGCTACGGCCGATAGCATCCAGAGCGTAAAGAACGATGTAAACTACAAGGTTAGCGGCATCGGTAATGGCATGAACGAAAGCCAGTTCTCTATTCTCCTGCAAGCGTATGGCGCAAAGTTGTTCCTAAGCAAGGTGGATAACGATGTTGCTGGCGGTCTGATTACCTTCATGCACGGCCTTCAGATTGGTGTCGAAGGTGTTTGGGGCTATGTAAAGGAGTTCATCGAGAACGGCTCCACAATCGTCAAGGCGTGGTTCGCCAACCTGCAAGCAGATATTCTGCAAGTACTCGACCACATCAAAGGCCCGTTGCTTATCAAGGGAAATACCGTTATCGCCAAGGATGACAACAATCAAGGTGGCACCCTCTCGGTGGCAGGAGATACAACTATCGGTGGCAAGCTGACGGCTGCGAATGCCGAAATCCTCAACATGCTCACGACGAAGAACCTCACCGTCACTGGTCTTGCTCATTTCTTCGAGTTGGTCATTGACAAGATCAAGGCGGCTGGCGGTGCTGTGTTGGTCACACCTGCCAACGGCTTTAAGGTCGAGATTGTTGAGCATGTATCTGGAGGCTACAAGCTCTATTGGAGTGCCGAGGATGAAGGCAAAGGGTCGTACAACATGTGGAAGGTTAACGACCAAGCAATTTGTCAAAACTTCAATGGAGCAACAGTTGGTACCACCCATAACGTCAGCAATAAGTATTATTGGGCGTTAGTAACATCGACGAGCGACAACACCCCTGCTACCGTTGACGGACGTAGGATGCACTGGATAGTCATCAGCACAAGCGTCTGTGATGGCACAGTGAACCCCGAGGAGGGAGATGAGATTGCAATGCTCGGCTATAGAGGTACGGATGATGCCTCCCGTCAGAGTGCTATCTACCTCGCTGCTTACAACTCGCTCGACAGTGGCCTTACAGCGCCTCTCCTTGCTTTCTACAAGGGCATCAATGATTTCGACCTCACTTCTCACCGAACGACATATATAGATGCGCAAAATGCAGTTTTCAAGGGTCGTTTCCTCTCTACTTCGACAAGTGCGGAAGGCATAGACATCGAGGCCTTGCTCAGTGGCTCCGAGTTCGATATTATCTACGGCTTCGGCAACCCGAACACAGTTAGCCCAGCCCCTCATGCCACATGGACCACGCCTGCGATGAAGCTGCTGCACGTTGGTACGTTATATTTTGACCTCGACCTCGAGCCGGCGTCGGAGGGTGGACGCTTGTATCGTTGGCAGCAAGTAGAGTCCGGTGCGGAATACAACTTTGGAGGTTATGCGTGGGTGCCGATAGCAGACATCGACACTCTCTCCGCTCTCGACAAGATTGCCGATGTAGCAAGTGACGGAAAGCTCACGGGTGGTGCAGAGAAGATGCGTGTCTACTTGGAGTGGATGGATGCGAGAAAGACCTATGATTCGCTGTGGGGTCAGATGCAAGAGCATAACTCTTCGGGAGACTGGACGAACGACAGGTCTGATGCAGAATACAAGACTGGAGTTACCTATTACACGGCGTTAAACAACTTCAACACGGCATTTTTCGCTCTTGCGACATACCTCAACAATAAGACAGATTGGACTCTCGGGCAAACAGTTCCTGCATGGATAGACCCGAGCAATTCGAGCATCGGCTTGAATGTTACGACCGTGCTTCCTGCATGGCTGAATACCGAGACTCCTCCCGGCAAGGCAGCTTGGACTACGGGCGCTCTCGCATACCGAGGTGTATGGGCTGACTTCTATGAATCGGCTGTAGAAATGACTCGTGCCCTCAATGCATGGCAATATCGGGAGATTGATGAGATGGGAGATGATGGGTTGATAGACGCTGCCGAGAAAGCTACATTGAGACAAATATTCAACGAAGAGGTCATCGCCTACTGGAAGCGCTTCGACCAAGTGTCGGACTTGCTTTTGACGAAGATACCGAGCACGGAGGGCGTGTACACCACACTTTCGAATGCCGACACCGCGATGCAGAGTGCCATTCAGCAGCTGGGTTCGTACCTCTGCGGCAAGACCCCGACGGAGCGAACATCAGGGCAGGGTGGCTGGTATATTGCAACACCACTTCCGTGGACTCCTCAGAACTCCATGCGGAACGGCCTGCAAGACCCTCCCGAGGAAGGCACGGCACCTACGAACCTCTACCCGACGTGGCTGCAGAAGGGCAACGATACGCAGGCGACTGTTGTGGATGACGATATCTGGGACTACTTCTGGGCCGAATATACGAAGGCGAAGCAGAATCTCATTGACGCCCTCGCTGCCGCTAACGAATATCTCATTGAAAACATGGATGTAGACCTCCCGACGGACTATTACACCCGTTTCTCAGATAGTGGTGCAACGCCCGCTTCTAAACAAGAAGGTCATGAGAACCTTACGCCCCGTTTGATGCCCAACGGAACATCTTTCAAGGACGGCGATAGGTGGTACGAAGAGATTGCATTGATAAACCCGGTAACGAAAGACCTTGTATTTAAAGATAGCAACAATCAGCCGCTTTACAATATCTACGTTTGCAAGACGGCATATACATCTTCAAGTTACACGGGTGGCTATGACGGTCGTTTCTCTAAATGGGAACTGATATTCAGCCCTATCTCCGTTGTCCGTGAAACGGGTATTGATAGCATCTATGATGCAGTTTTTGGAAGTGATGCGTTTGCGTCTTGGACGATGAGGATAGACGCCATAGAGTCTGTTGTCAGCGCCCTCGGTGCAAGCAATAACATGCTGATGAATGGTGACTTCTCGGAGGTGAGCTCATATTCCTACCTCGCACATTTTTCTTCGAGTGGGCTTGCCGCAAGTCCTCAGAGATACTTGGACCCTAATCTTAATAGCTTCGACTACTATGCAGCCGCAACGATAGCCGCCAATAGTGCAGGGAACGGCAAGGGACTACAGATGACCACAAACGACCAGCCTTGCCTCTATCTTAAAAGCGGTAGGAGCTATATACTTTCCGTTTGGATGAAGTCGCCTGATAGCAACTTGAAGATATGCGTTTTGCGAGGAGGAACCACATCTACCTACGAGGTCGGAGATATGACTGTTGTAGGAGGCTCGTCCAAAACACTCACGTCTTCATGGCAGCGTTTTTCGGTTGTGATTACCGGCGATGACTCAGCCAAGACGATATACCTTGCCTTCAGATACTCCAGCACAAGTGCCAATGCTGTAGGCACCGTCCATTTTGCTGGCATTCAGTTGGAGGAAGGCACCGAGGTGACTGATTGGATGTCGGGCGACGGCAATCCCATCGTGTTGAGCTCGCAGATCAAGCAGACGGCAACAGAGATTACTGCCTATGTGAAGAAAGGAACGAAGGTCGGTGGTATCAAGATTGACTCGTCAAAGGTCATCATCTACGGAGATTCCACGGAGATACAAGGCGACCTCGATGTGAAGGGACTGATAACGAACGCAGCTACCTTGTTGGATTTCACAGACGGAGATGATTTCGTCGACATAGACCTTTCATCGGTGAAGAGTATCGTTGTGAAGACTATAGGCGACGTAAACGACCTGCCGACACCTGCCATAGTAGCCTTGCCTACTACGACGGCCTTGTCTGCAGACGGGTTTTCGACTGTTGCGCTGAATAGGAGCGGTGTTATGCTGTCTATCACACATGAGGTTAGCATGAGATGTAGAGACTGGGCAAAGCCGTCCACATATTCGAGCACGTCAAAAAACTATTTCCTCCAAAGGTGGGATAGTGCCATCGCGATTGTTGCTGATGCAAGATTACTGACCGCGACTAACTATTTCTCGTCATCAATTATCGAGCCGTGTGGAACAAGCCCGTTGCTGTCAACTTTGACAATTCAGAACATCTTCGTCTGCAATGGCTATTACAGCAAGATATTGATGCTCGCACCTGGTCAGACGGTGACTCTGATAAGTTCTGTGGAAGAGTATAACGGGACACCGTATCTCGCATGGTATGTGCAGAACAGCGCACAATTCGGACCCGTAGACGGAGCCGTGAGGATTGCTGCTCAGAATAGTAATGCTAACACCTACAATAACGTCTTCCCGGTTCAGGCCAATGACCATTACGGACCTATTCAGCTGCTTGCGCCTCCCACGTTCAGCACGGATGCAAGTCTCCCGGTCTTGAAGTTCGACTTGGCACAGGGAAGCTTACCAGTGAGAGAGCTACTCGCACAGTATTAAAGATATTGTCGCCCACAAGCCCGTGAGGGCAACCGACACCAGTGTAGTTCATACCAAATAGATTGTAGTTAAAAATTAGTTAGTGGCTTAAGTTGAATAAATATTATATCATTTCGGGCGACATAACGGCCTGTTCAGGCAGGTGAGCAGGGACAGGCCGATTCAAGAAACAAAGTTAAACAAGATAAAGAAATGGATATTGCAACAAGGAACATAGGACAAGGCTTCGTTTGGGGAACGATGGGCGCGGAGGCTATGCAAGCCATCCAAGACCTTCGCTGGATGCTTGCGCTTGTTATCATTCTCATCGCAGCCGATTTCCGGTTTGGTAGGGCAGAGAGCAGAAAGCGTCACAAAGATGCTTTGGAGTTAGGTAACGATACGTTGGCAAAGATGACGGAATTTAGAACGTCGAGGGCAATCCGCAGGACGTTCAACAAGTTCATCGACTATATGACGTTGCTACTTGTGTTCTGCATCATAGGACTTGCCATTACGGAGCCGTATGGGATATGCAGCCATGTTATCTGCGCAGGTGTGGCGATGCTCGTCGCTTGCGTCTGCGAGCTATGCTCGGTGTTCGGCCATTTCTTCTATCTGAAGGGCGTAGAGCTTCCGAGGCTTACATGGAAGAACGTAGGCGTTTTCCTCGGTCGCCTGGCAGCTGGGTTTGCACGCACGAAGAGTCCCGACCTCGGTGACGCTCTCGATGAGACGATAACAAAGACACTTAATGAAGAAGCAAAGGAAGGAGGTAACGAATGATACTACTCACCGAACAACAGCTTAAAGCGATCATGCCTCGTGCAGGTGTCACGAGAGTAAGAAAGTACCTTTCGTATCTCAATGATGCGATGATGGAGTTCGCTATTTCCACACCGATACGGCAGGCGCATTTCCTTGCGCAGGTCGCCCATGAATCTTGTGAGATGAGGTACACGAAGGAGCTTGCCAGTGGAAAGGCATACGAAGGTAGGAAAGACCTCGGCAATACCGTGAAAGGCTATGGCGTGAAATACAAAGGTCGTGGCTTCCTTCAGGTTACTGGCTACTACAACTATCGGGCGTACAAGAACTATTGCGGCTTCGATGTGGTGACAAAGCCAGAGCTGTTAGAGCAGCCGAAAGGCGCTACCCGTAGTGCAGGGTGGGTGTTCACGAGAGGGCTTGCCGAAAACCTCTGCAGGGTGGCAGACCTCGACAACGGCACGAATACCGAGGAAGTCCTGAAGAAGATTACAAAGCGCATAAATGGCGGCTACAATGGCTTAAACAGCCGTCGCGAATATCTCATATTAGCAAAGAAGGCCCTCGGGCTATAACATAAGTTTAATCAGTTTAAAATCAAAACAATTATGAAGTACATCAATTTAGTGCTGGGAACTATTCTCGGCTGGTTTGACAACGAGATGTTCAGTCTCGCATTCTCGTTAGTATTGGCGCAGCTCGGTTTCCTCGGAGCAGAGGCTAATGCTGATATTCCCATCTCGAACGTAGCCTTTTTGGCTTTTTGTGTCGGTACTATGACGACCGCGGTTTTGCTCGTCGGTACCGGAATAGTTTGCCATCGGCCGTACAACTGGCGGTCACTGTTGGCGAGTGTTCTTGGAGCAATCATCGGCGTCGGCCTTATGTGGCGATGCACTATCGTTTATTAGCATGCGTGAGAAGATAGACCGACTGCTAATGCTGCTGACAAGCTGGGGCTGCGATAAGTGGGTACACCTCGTGGCCGCGCTTGTCGTGGCATGGGTAATCTCCACCGTCGTGATGGTCATCTGCTTGACGGCTGGCTATAGGCCACACCGAAGTGTCGTCGGCCTTGTAGGTGTCATTGTAAGCGCGATACTCTTTTTGTTGAAGGAAGTCTACGACAAACGCACGCAAGACTTGTTCGACAAGCAGGATCTGACGGCCAGCTATGTTGGCTGTGCATTGTTTTACATCGTTTATTGTGTTTGAAGAATGAAAGAAGATTATAAATGGTTTGAAGATGTGTTTTGGGCTTCGGTACGCGCTATCGTTGGCTTTTTCCTCATTTTGGCTGGGGTTGCCCTGCTTATCTTCCTCTGCGGCTGCGACCGCAAGCTAAAGAAGGAGAACGAAATGCTTCGTGAGGAACTTGCCCGTCAGCAGCAGTATGTTCCTCTGCATCGTGATACCATTCGCGACAGCGTGGAGGTCATCACGCAGAAGATCGTAGAGGTAGAGCATGTGAAGGAAGTCCTTACCGAGGAAGACAAGGAGCTAATCAAAGACCTTGGCTCCCGTGTCAAAGACCTCGAGGCTTATCAGAAGCTCGGCACACGAACGGAGGCGGAGGTAACCCTTGCCTCGAATGACTCATCGGACTCAAAATCCGAGAGAGATAGTGTGTTCGTATACTCCGATGCGTGGCTCGACTTGAAATATAACACATATAGCCGTGGTTTGTTAATTCGTTTGCAAGACAGTCTGGCCATTGCAGTTGAGAAGGAGTATAAGAAGAAATTCTTGTGGTGGAAATGGGGCACGAAAGGGTATCAGGTGAAAGCGGTGTCTTTCTGCCCCTACACCACAATCCGCTATAACACATTTGTGAAAAGAAAAAGATGAGTAATTATAGGAGCGAAAGCGGAGACAGAGAAACCGAAGGAAAGATAGGCTTAAAGGTGAAGGGCAAGCGCGTGGAGAACGGGTTTGTCATTGTCACCGTCGGCAATCTTTCGTCGACGATGGCTCCCCTGCTGACGAATGAATTGGAACGGCTCGCGCACTCTCTGAGGGCCTCGCAATATACGCAGAAGACAACAGGCACAAGGGGCTTCCCGTATGCGCTGCCTATCGTGCTTGGCGAATAGTTTATTAAGTAGTTGTTAAGTAATTATTAAGTAGATATAGACATGACACTTGACGAGTTTTTGAACATAACATTTGTTGAGAATGGTGGTATTGATGGCGGCAACAGCAATCAAGGCCTCTTCGGCTCCGTGCATGCCACGGCCGTCCAAGACGCACTGCGGCAGTTGAGAACGCTCGGAGGGCACTCGGACGTGAACATCGGGGCGACCGCTAATGACGTCGTGCTTTACAGGCCTGCTGGCAGCAATACATGGACTACGAAACTGCTGTCGGAGATTAAGCCTACTACTGACTCCACGCCACAGGAAGACTCGACAAACCCGATAACGTCAGGTGGTGTCTATATCGTTGTCAAAGACCTTGAAGATGCCATTGCCAGCTGCGCCAGCGCTGATGACGTGACGGCCGCCCTCAGGCGCATCAGCGCCATCGAGCAGCAGCTGGAGGAAGGCGTGGGCGCCCGCACGCTGGGCGAGCTGGAGAATGTGGATGACGAGGTGGACGACGATGCCAGCACCGACATGGTGCTCACGAAAGGAGCAGGCGAGCAGCAATGGAAGCGCCGCGCGCTGGGCAGCATGTTCGACATGAGCAGCATGTTCGGCTATGCAACCTTCGCCGACGGCGCCATTAACTTCTACCATCAGGAAGGCGACGCCAACCCGATACAACGTCTGCAGCTGACTGGCACGGTGTACAACATTGCCATTGCGCTGGAAAACGGCACGCTGCCCATCTTCACCGCCCTCACCGGCGATGCCCATGCCCTCATCTCGTTCTCGGCTCAGACTACGGCAGGCGCACTGGGCGAAACACCGAGTGCCTATCCGGAGAGCTACACCTACCTGGTGAGCATCGACAACGGCACGGGCTACATTGATCGTGCTGCCGGAGCACTGGAGGAGGGCGGCGTGGCCACGGTGGACATCCGCCAGTTCCTTGCCACGGGTGCCAACCGCATTCGTCTCACCGTGACCGGCGACAGCAGCCAGCAGTCGAAGACTACCGCGCTGAGCTGCACGCTGACCGACCTGACGCTGAGCGTGGTGCACCAGTGGCAGACGCCGTGGCAGCAGAACCAGGCATACATGCTCACCGGCATACAGTTCTCGGGCAACCTGCAGAAGACGCTGCACGTGAAGGTGGGCGACCGGGAACTCACCCGCGTGTTCAGTCCGACAGAGAACTACACGAGGACATCGCTCAGCTACGAGCTTGCCGCCGAGTACTTCCCTGCCGTGGAAGAGTCGGGTGTGCATGAAGTGGAAATCTGGCTGAGCGGTGGCGGCGTGGAGACGCAGCACATCAAGTACAACATTGCCTGTCTGCTGGATGGCGACACCACGCCGATGGTGGTGGTGAACAATATCGCTGCCGCCGCCGTGAACTACAACAATGACACGCTCTTCGAGTATGCCGTGGTGAACGCCGACAGCATCCTGATACAGCCCGTGGTGAGCCTTGATGAAACGTACTCTCTGCAGTCGCTGGCGGTGAATGTGGAGGAAGGCGCGACCTACCCGTATGCCCCTGCGCTGGAAGTGGAGATAGTGAGCGACGTGATCGTCGGCGTGATGACAGCCACGGTGACTCCATACAAAAACGGTGCCGCCGGCAATGCCGAGCAGGTGCAGATGGACTTCGACAACAGCCGCGCCTACAACGCCACGGCCGGTGCCGTGTTCTACCTGAACGCCGCCCTGCGCTCGAACAACGAGATAGACAAGAACGTCATCAAGAATGCTGCCCGCAATGCCTCGGTGCAGGAATACCAAGCCACATGGCAGGGCTTTGGCTGGAGCACCGACGGCTGGACGCAGGACGAATACGGGCATCAGGCACTGGTGGTGCCCGCGCGCTGCAGACTGGAGGTTGCCGACCTGAAGCCTCTGAACGCCATCGGTACCGGCAAGACCATCGAGATGATGGTGCGCTCGGCGAACATCGCCGACGAGACCACGCCCATCCTGTCGTTCATGACCACCGTGAACAACGAGAACCGCGGCTTCATCCTCTACCCGACGAAGGTGGTGGTGCTGGACTCGAACTCTTCCGACGAGACCATTCGTGGTGTGGGCCTTTGCGAGAACGTCATCACCCACCTGGCCGTGACCATTCAGAAAGACTACGGCGAGGTGAACAGCGGCAAGAACCTCGTGTCAATCTACATCAATGGCATTCCCAATGTGTCGTTTGAGTTCACGGCAGCCGCCAGCTTCGGCGCCGGCAGTCTGGTGGTCGGGCAGGAGAACACCGACTTCTACCTGTACATGATGCGCGTGTATGACTTCGCGCTGGAAGGGCAGGCCGTGTTCGTGAACTTCCTGAACGCCATCTTCGACGGCGACATGCTCAGCCGTGGCGAGTATGACCGCGACGCGAAGCGCGACGAGAACGACATCCTCGGTGCTACGGGCATCGACTACGACACCGCCCGGCGCAAGGGCTACAACTGCATGGTGATAGAGCCTGACGACCCTACGGCGGCACTGCCCGACTTCTACCATAAATACAAGGACAGTGCGATGGTGTGCACGATGTACTTCGAGTACTGGGGCACCCACCCCGACTGGAACGTGAAGATTACGAACGTGCCCTTGGACGGTCAGGGTACGACCTCGAAAAAATACTACCGCTGGAACCTGAGAGGCAAGTTGAAGAAGTGCGACTGGTTCTATGGCGACAGCCGTGGCAACTACAGCGACGTGGCGAAGTTCACGCAGACGGGCAAGGGATTCATGGACGGTGGCGAGAATGGTGCTGCCGGTCATACGAAGATTGAGCGCTTCACGGCGAAGAAAAACATTGCCTCGAGCCCTCAGGGCCACAAGATGGGTGCCACGGCACTGTATGACGAACTGTTTGCCGCCCTCGGGCTGAAGGAAGAGCTGCCCAGCAGCGACCTGCGTGTGGCAGTGTGGCAATACCCGTTCCTCGGCTTCGTGAAGCGAGAGGGACAGTATGAGTTCGTCGGCCTCTATACAGCAGGCCCAGACAAGGGCTGCAAAGTGACGTTCGGCTACGATGAGAACGCGATGTGCATAGAAGGTCCGAACCACAACCCTAGAGGCACTCGCTTCCTGCACCCGTGGGTGGACGTATGGTTCGACGGCGGCCCCGACAACGAGGAGACGCTGATGTTCGGCAACGAGGAAGGCTGGGACGGTGACTTCGTCGGCGGCCTGAAGACCGACGTCGGCGGCGCCGTGAACGACCAGATTCTCGCCCTCTACGAGAGCGAGTGGAAGCCCGCCTACGACCTCGTGTTCCACTGTTCGCCCTACATCGCCAGCATTGCCGAGATG